CCGAGGTGCAGCGTCAGCTACAGGCTACCGAGGTGCAGCGTCAGCTACAGGCGACCGAGGTGCAGCGTCAGCTACAGGCTACCGAGGTGCAGCGTCAGCTACAGGCGACTATAGTGCAGCATCAGCTACAGGCAAGGATAGCATTGCTCTTGCTGCCGGATACGGGTGTAAGGCTAAGGGAGCTATAGGTTGCTGGATAGTCCTCGCAGAGCGTAGAGAATGGAACGGTGATACCTACCCGATTAAGGAGGTCAAGGCGTTTGAGGTTGACGGGGAAAAGGTTAAGGCTGACACATGGTATATGCTAGTCAATGGACAGCTTAAGGAGGTTTGGCGGAAGTAATTAATTAAAAAAACAATATAAGAATGATTGAAACAAAGGTCATATTAGACGCCTGCTGTGGCAGTAGGATGTTTTGGTTTGACAAACATAATCCTCTTGTCTTATTCGTTGATAAGAGATCGGAGGTAGTAACTGCCAAGGACAGGGATAAAATCAGAACCATAGAGATAAAACCGGATATAATAGCCGATTTTACCAACTTGCCGTTTGAGGACAATTATTTTTATTTAGTGGTGTTTGATCCGCCACATTTGAAAACGCTTGGTGAAACCTCATGGATGGCAAAAAAGTACGGCAAACTGCCGAAAGGCTGGCAGTCACTCATACACGATGGATTTACTGAGTGTATGCGCGTCTTGAAGCCTAACGGCACGCTTGTATTCAAATGGAACGAGAGTGAGATAAAAGCTGCGGAAGTTTTGTCTGTTATCCCGTTCAAACCTTTATTTGGCCATACTACCGGAAGGCAGAGCAAAACAATATGGATGTGTTTTATGAAGCTATCAAATAACGCATAACGATTTAGGAATGAAGAAAAGTAAATTGACTCACGGTTCCCTGTTTAGTGGCATTGGAGGCTTTGAATTAGGAGCTGAAATGGCAGGAATTGACACTTTGTGGAATTGTGAGATTGAAAAATTTCAAGGTGAAATATTAAAAAATAAATTTCCTCATGCAGAAAGATACACAGATATTACAAAAACAACCGGGCTCCGATATGTGGACATCATTAGTGGAGGATTTCCGTGTCAAGACATCAGCGTTGCCGGAAAGCGTGAAGGTATTAAAGGGAAACGATCCGGCTTATGGAGTGAGATGTATAGAATTGTACGGGAGGTTAGACCTAAGTACGTCATCATTGAGAATTCGCCAGCTCTCGTTATTTCCGGTTTCGAGCAAGTCTTATGCGATCTTTCCAAAATCGGGTATGATGCGGAATGGCAATGTATATCAAACTACGCTTTTGGATACCCGCACAAAAGGGAAAGACTTTACCTTATTGCCTACTCCAACGAAATCGGATTGCAGAGCGACGTATGCAAATGTAGAAGCATTAACTCGATATTTAAACAGTGGACATCAGATACGAGTGTCGGATATACTTGCGCAAAAAGGATTCTTGAAATCCCAGCGCATAGCACTGTTAGAAATGATGATGGGTTTCCCAATTGGTCACACAGAGTTGGAAGTATCGGCAATGCAGTAAATCCAACAGTGGCAAAGTATTTATTCGAGTGTATTAAGATATTCGATAAACAATTAGAGTAAAACAAAAACATGAATAAGGAAGAATTTCTGAGCAAAAGAGATGCCATCGATTTAACGCTAAAAGAATTGAACGGTGAAAAGAAGAAGTTGGAAAAGGAATACATTGAATCCAACCAAGGATTCAATGTTGGAAGCAAGGTCTGTATAACGGTCCCGGCTCATGAAAGGTTTTCTCTTTTGAGCAATGAAAGGATATTGGTTTCCGAAGCGAAGAAGTTAGCCTATATTGCAGATTATGAGATTGATGATGACGGAGAGGTTGTTCCCTCTTTAAGACAGTTGGATAACAATGGGGGTATGTCAGCAATACCTTTATATGTTAATTTTAAGAAGGTTATAATTGAATTAATGTAAATCAGATATAGAAATGAATACTAAAACATTTCAAGAAGTCGCCAGGATTTGGAGTGATGCGAAACGACCTATCATAAAGCATGCCACGATGTGCGCGTATATGCTTACCCTTCAAACCCATTTACTCCCATATTTTGGGACGGCGACAGCTATATCGGAAAGCGACGTTCAGAAATTTGTTCTCCACAAGCTTTCCTCTGGTCTTGCTAAAAAAACCGTAAGGGATATTGTGGCGGTGCTGAAATCTATAGTCAAGTATGGTGGGAAACATAAGTTATTCCCTTATGAGGAGTGGGAGATAAACTATCCTACAGATACCGAATCTCACCGTTTGCCTACTTTGTCCTTAAACCATCAACAGATACTGATGAGCCATCTCACCGAATCCCCAACTCCTAAGAATATAGGCATTCTGCTGTCTCTGTGTACCGGCATGAGGATTGGAGAGGTGTGTGCCCTGCGATGGGAAGATGTGGATTTCAGACAGAAGGTAATCACCATTAGTTATACAGCAGGAAGGATATACAACTGCGAATCAAGAACTACGGAAAGGACTTTTACTTTTCCCAAAACACGAAATTCATACCGGGAGATACCTATCTCAAGACAGCTTCTCTTTGCCTTGAAGGAAGTAAAGAAAATATCTCCGTCCCGATTTGTAGTAGGAACATCAGAACGTCCGGAAGATCCCCGTTCTTACCGTGATTTCTTTGCCCGGCTCTTGAAGCGTCTGAATATTCCGCACATTGTGTTTCATGGACTCCGGCATACATTTGCTACCAGATGCATTGAAAGTCAATGCGATTATAAGACAGTGAGTGTAATTCTTGGACATTCGAATATCGCTACCACACTCAATTTATATGTGCATCCCAATATCAATCAGAAACGAAGATGCATTGAGCGAATGAGCAACTTCTTAAAAATTAAATAACCCTCAAAACGATATAGATATGAAACAGAAGTTAGAAGAAGCAGCAAGAGAATATGCAGAATCAGTAATTGATTCATTCGGAGCAAACGGAGTTCCTAATGGCGTTTCCGATATTAAGGGAATGATTGCTCTTGGTTTTGAAAATGGCACATCATGGCTTTCAAGTCAGATTAAATCTATCATCCTGGATGATACGTTGACAGATGGGGAAGTCATAGATAACATTAGTGAGCTATTGAACCAACAAGGATGTATTGGAGCGGATTAAAGAGAAAGGAGATTGATTATGGAAGAACTTATTGACTATTTGAATCAATCCGGATTGACGGGATTAGTACGTACATATATAATTGTCGGAGGTATTTCATCTGTCATTGTATTTATTTTGACAATATGGACTTTTATTAAAATGTCACGTGCTCTTAATGTTAGGGAAAAATCTATGTTGGATTTTCAACGTAGACGCAAAAAAGGGGAAAAAATTAACTTGTAACAAACAGATATAGAAAGGAACTAATATGGGAAAGAGTATCAAAGGACTTGCCAGTTCAATCATCTTTAATCAAAAGGTGGTTGAACAAATGAATGGCATAAATAAAAACAATAAAGGGAAAGCATCCCCAATTTATATACCAACTAAAAAACGGAAGTAATGAAAGCTAAATTTAGAATTGGAGAAAGAGTAAAAATAGCCAATCACCCAGATAAATCTAAGATTGGCAACGAGGTTGAGATAATTAACCTCCATCATTCTAATTTTAATCTACAAAAGGGGTATGTGGATGAATGGTTATACAATGTATGGGATGGTGCGAAATCTTTAGGATGGGCACCTGAGTGCGACTTGGTAATTAATAAACCTTCAAGAAAGATATGAAACAGAAGTTAGAAGAAGCGGCAAAGGAATATTACGAAAGATACAAAAATCATTTGGCAAAAGATATATTCAGACCAAGAGTAGTAGATATTTTCAAATCCGGTGCTGAATGGCAGTCAAAGCAATCTCCTTGGATAAGTGTTAAGGAACGGTTGCCGGAAAATAATACAGTGGTTCTGACAAGAGGGGCTTATGGCTTCCTTATTTGCCAGCTTTCATCTTTGGGTGAATGGGAAACTGGAGCAAATGTTGGTAAAGAAAGATTAGGCATTACCCATTGGCTTCCTATCCCTTCTTTTGATGAGATACTCGAAGCCAACAGGGATGTACTTGAACGAATTAAAGAGAAAGGAGACTGAAAATGGAAGTAAAGAACGGAATAATAATAGATGGATTACTGCATGAGATGACGAGTGAAAATGTCCCATGCAACCAATGCTCACTGTTGCGCATTTGCAGTAAGTCAGAAAAGGAAGAATATTCCATCTGTCTTTGTGCTTTGATGAGCTGTGATGGTTTTGTTAACCGCGGAAAAGTAAAAATAGAGAAGGAGGAATAACTATGGGATTTACAACACCGTGCTTTATACGCAAAAATACACCGGAACTTCGGAAGAAGTTGGAGGAGTTGGGATATAAAAATCGTAATTTATATTTCTATGATTGTATTGGCGTAGTATACGATGGATTTGATTGTATTAGTCAATGGATGTTTGGAAGTATATGGGATTTTGCAGATTGCATTGATTGCGGAACCAACGAAGAACTTTTCTTGGCTATCGCTGCATTAAGGGATGATACAGACAACAATCAATTATTCACTAATGGTAAGGGCGATTGGGGTATATACCGGGATGGCTCTGATGGAGGTTTGTCTGGAATGGATTTCTATGGGATGCCTAATGATTTTGAGATTGACAATTATCACAAGGCTACCGTAGACGAACTAATTGAACATTTTAAAACAAAGGAGGAACAATGAAGAGAATAATTACTGTCCAAGATATGATTAACGAATTAATGTTAGTTGCCAATAAAGATGCTGAAATAAATATCGTAATGAATACAGGAGATTATCAAACTGAATACCACCCAGATTTATATGATTTTTCCGTCATTGATTTTACTGATGTACATCCTGATGATGGAGACTCAGAAAATAAAGTAGTAATAGAAATGTTTCGTTAAAAAAGGAGAAATGAACGATGCACCAGTGTGAATATTGTTGTTGGTATAATGATAGATGTGGGAATTGTGATTGTCCTACAGCTATGAAAAGACAAGCGTGTGAAAAAGCTAAAAATGCCAAAGAGCACAATGAAAAACCTAAAATAAAATAGTCATGACCGAAGAACTTGTAACATTAGAAACAGCGGAACTGTTGAAAGAGAAAGGATTTTTAGGAAGAAAATATATTATAGATGTTTCCACTTTGCTACATTGTTACAAATTTTTATCCGTTCCTCCGCAATCCGTTGCACAAAAGTGGCTTCGTGAAACCAAAAATATTCATATATGTATATACAACTGTGCCTGTGGCTATGGATACGAAATATCTAAAGCTGACAATGGAACTCATATAGCCAGTTCTGCTTATAAAGGAACAAATGACGGAGAGGAATGGGATAGCTACGAAGAAGCACTTGAGGCAGGATTACAGGAAGCATTAAAACTTATATGATTATGAGAAAATTCACATATGTATTGGCATCTGTCATCATATCATATCTAATTTGTGTATATGAGTATAATACGTGGAATTTCATAGTTGGGTTAGAGCCTTCACCAGCTTGCGAAAGATTAGCCGAATACGCTTTTTATTTCGTGATATGGTATTGGGTTGCGAAAGCTGTTGATTCGTTTCACGATTAAATAAGTATGGAAACAGCAGAATTAATATTTAAATCCGTACTTGCCCCATTAAATTTTTGTACTTTGGCATTTTTACCTTAATTTTGGTAAGCAAGTGTCACAGACGCATGGAGAATAGGTTTGATGAGATAGAAAAATGCGTCCGTCATGTGCCATATCGTAACGACATTGTTTACATCACCCAGCTCTTGGAACTGCAAAGATGTGGATAAATAAGGAACGGTATGACCGATAAGATTGGAGAATAATCAAGGACGAAGAAATCAAATTAGGAATAAGGAAATGAACAATATTAATTTAAACGAATTGCGCGATCGCGCTTATAAAACCGCTTGTGAACACGGTTTTCACGATGAGGAATTGAGTAATAAACACCACCTTTGTTTAGTTATATCCGAGCTTATGGAAGCTGTGGAGGCAGATAGAAAGGGAAGATTAGGAAAGAAATGTAAATCACGTTTTGAAATGGACTATAATTGCTATCCTGCATTAGTGGAAGAAGAAAAGCGATTTAAGTGTTCCTTTGAAAAGAATGTAAAAGATACACTTCCCGATGAACTTGCCGATGCAGCTATACGCCTGCTTGATTTGTGCGGATTGCGTAAGATAGACATTGAGTACTTTACGGAAGAAATGTTATACGAGGCAGAGGAAAGTTGCGAGGATGAGACCTTTACAGAAAGTATATATGCTATATCCACAATTCCCATCAGATATGCGTATGAATATGACTATCCATTAGAAAAGCAATTAAATGGCATGCTATTGGCTATTTTCGGGCTTGCCAACCATTTGGACATAGACCTCACATGGCACATCAATCAGAAGATGAGATACAATGAATTGAGAGAAAACAAAAATGGAAAAAAGTATTGAGCAATAATCTAAAAACAATAAGACGATGAAGGTTAACATTGAAAATTTACGCCAATCGGTTATGATGCCGACTAAAGAAGACAGGGCAGAGTGGACCAACGGCTTGTATCTAATCTACGAAGACGGACATGCAGAACCGTTTACCGGCGATAACTTCAAAGATTGTGTACGATACATCGGATTAAAGCACAAAGACGTATCGTTTGCCATCTCGTTGACGGAGCATAAGGATGTTCAGCTGCTTGACAATGACAGCCGAGAGGAATTTGGAAATCAAATCTATTATGGGCGTGAATGTGATGCATTATTTGATATGAATGGACAGCGTAACACTGCTCAACTGATTGAGCGAAATCCTAAACTGTCTAATCTGCTGAAAGATGACGAATATATCCCATCATTAGGACAGCTTAATTTAATAGCTCATTATCAAGATAATATAAACGATGTGCTGAGGTACATAGGCAAAGAACCGTTATCCTCCACATGGTATTGGTCCAGTACTGAGTACAGTCTCAGCCTCAGTTGGTACGTACACTTCTTCAGTGGGCAGACGAGCAACGGCAACAAGTGCTACAGTTACAGAGTACGGGCAGTGGCAGCATTCACTTTATTCATGAGTATCAAGGAGAAAATGAATAGGGGACAACAAATATGAAAACAAGTTTATGCGAAAGTTCTTAATTCCGAAGTGGAAAAAGGATTTGATTTGCTAGAAAGTAAGATTAGACTTTAACACCTGAATTGGAAGAACAGTTTCAGCAAGAGTTATACAGCCCTACTTGCTGAAACTGTTTGTTTTAAACTGAGTCGTCAATGGCATTGATTACAGCAACCATTTCCAAATCAAAGAAAAGGATACGTACACCATCATTGCATATACCGTATTGAGAACTAGGACGTTCATCGGTCCATCCGTTTTCAGCTATGACTAAATCAACTACTTTAAAAATTATATCCAAAGATACAAAGTTTATTTCTCGGTTGATAAAGTCTCTGAGTTCTTCTAATGTTTTCATTTTTTTAGTTTTCTATAAAATCAATCCTGTAACCTAGTGCATACCCTATCTTTGCAAGGATATCTATACCTGTACTATATTTACCAAGTTCTATTCGTGCTATGTGACCCTGGTTTATACTGACCAGCTCTGCCAATCTCGCTTGGGACAATCCCTTTTGCTTTCTGAGCTCGGCAATACGCTTACCGATTCGTTCTCTCTCATTCAAGCTCTCCATATAACCTCTCTTCCTCTCTTTCTTCTTCACACAAGAAATTCCACATCTCAATCAATGCTAATTTCTTATCTCTATTGCTTCCGCTGTTAGATGGATCAAGCCAATTTATGTGGGCTATTCTATCTTTAAATTCATCATAGCTACAGTATATACTATCGGCATCTTGGTCGAACCAAATAAAACAACGAGGGAAAGATAGGCGAATAATCCCTATCTGGCCATGGTAATCAATAATGTTTTCAGCAAGGTATATACCTGGATATTTCGGATTTTCTTTTTCCATTAGTAAATAACAGCTTTTAATTTTAAGTCAGTTATACAAACACTCTCTTGTCTCTGCACGGAATAGTAAGTGACATGATTATTCGAAACTTCAAACATCGGATAGATTGAATCAGGATCGTCTTTAATCCCTTCAACCGTGAATTTAACGATACCTTGTTTCGCTGCCTGCTTGAATGCTCTGCGAAAATTTATATCTAATGAATTAAAAGTTTTCATAATCTTATATTTTATAAAATTGAAAATTGCTTGTTTATTAATTCAAAAACACGTACCTTTGCACCGCATATCAGAAATGATATTAGTCGCCTTCGGGCGTGGATTGAAACGACATTAAAAATGTCATTGTGGCTTGCTCACAAATTAGTATTGTCTATACAGCCACTGTATAGTGAAGAGGCGGAGAAATCCGCCTCTGTTTTTTATTCCCTTACTACTTCTTTCTGCATCATAATTGAAAAAATCTTCATTCTACAAATTCTATATCATTCAGATTAATCGGATAAACTTCATATACTACCACCTGGTCAAACTCCCCATATTCATTTTTTTTATTCAAAATGTTTGCTATTAACTGACAGTTATAAGAATCACATAATCTAATTAATTCAATAGATGGAGCTTCGAATACTTCTATCGTATTAAATCTCTTATCCTTATTAATTCTATAAGAAAACATAGATATCATTTCCGCATTAATGCCTAATTCTTTGATCTTGTTGTACAATTCTAAAGTTTTCATATTCTTGATACTGAATTGATCTGTTGTCACCAGCTTTATATTTATCATAAAAAAATTTCTTCAACCTCAAATTCTGCCTTCTCTTCCCAATCAAAAAAATCTAAATTCTGTTCATCCTCTTCTGTCAAGTAGTAATATGCGCGTATCCTATAGCCATCAATCTCAATAGGGGCTTCAGCCCACTGACTTAGACCTTCATGTAGCGGATCAACGACACAGCTTGTAGGCTCTGCACCAGTTGATATTGCCTTATCTGCTATATCTTTCCCAAATCTATCTACTATTTCTTGATATGTATATCTTTTCATCTCTGTGCCCGTCATGCCGATAGCTAAGCGTTATGTGTTGCAAAATTATCGTTTATAAATCAGTAATTCGTTTCACAAAGTATGTTTTAAAGCATACTTTGAATATATTCAGTGCGTCTATTAATCTTAGTCCGTAGGGCAGTTAGGCGATTCCGGGTAAATTCTAAGCCACTGTGTGTACGGATGCCCCTTGCATTCAACCGTTCTACTACCTTGTCAATGTCTTGCGGAGTATTGCAGCCTTCCAACATGGCGGCTATCATATTGTTCTTTTCATCGTTCATCGCTTCCTTTCTTCTCTTTTCCCCGTTCACCTTACCGCCTTTCGCCTGTCCGGTAGTTGTTCCACCTAAAGAGGTGCATTTGTTTCCAGCTTTGGAAATAAAATAACCGTTTTCCTCAATTTGTTTTTTCTTTACTTCCAATGCTGATTTAGTTCGTTCCTGTATAAGTTCTTTTTCCAGTTGGGCAGCAAAAGAAAAGGCAAACAAAATCATTTCGTCCATCGCTTTTATCATGCCACAATTCAAATCAATGCCCATTTGGACGATTACAAGACGTATTTTACGCGGTTTTAGTTCATCATTGATAAGTTTGTTTAAATCGCTCATAGATCGTCCTAAACGAGAAATTTCGGCTACTATTAGCATATCTCCAGTCTCCAGCAACGGAAGTACATCAGTGCCTAATTTCCGTTTCTTATAGGTTACACCGCCGGATATTCCTTCTTCCGTTATCACAATGTCAGATTTTAAACCGTTTCTTTTCAACCATTCTTGGACGGTTCTGTTTTGCTGCTCCAATGTTTGTTTGTCGGTGGATATACGACCATATTCTACTACTTTCATAAATTATTCCTTAGATTAAAATTCGTTTCGGCAATGGTTCGCCAATCTTATACAGTTCTACGCTTGTAACTTCTTGCGTTTCTTTAAGCAGGTTTATCCCATCGCTGTAGAAGTTTAGCAACCTTATAGCTTCGAATGCGTTGCATGGTTGAAACATTATAGTTCGTCCTTTCTCGTTAATCTGAATGAAATAATTCTTTTCCATAATCTTTTTTTTTAAGTTAGTAAATAGTTCCGCCCGTGGAACTTGCACCACTTGCAAGGCTTTCAACCTTTGGCGGATAATTCGGTTTAAAAACCGTTGTTTCCAGTCAGCTCCTTACCTACTCCAACAGCTAACCAAATCAAAATGCAAATCATGAACATATTATTTCCTCCTTAATTAAATTTATTCGTTCATTCTTACCTATCGCCTACCCGACAGTCGTATTACTGCCGGGGTGTCATAAGATGATATGTTGGCAAAGCCCCAACAATGTATCTATGCTAATTGTGGCAATATATTTCTTTCATTGTCTTAATTCTCTAAACGAAACCGTTTCAAAATCACTCTTAATAATCTCTATCTGTACAGGCTTCACAAATCGGTTTAACTCCTTGCGAATATTCTTCATTTGTTCAAATGACACGGTTACTATATTACAGGCAACTAACAAGTTGCGCAAAATGTTGTCTAATTCTTTACGTCTCATAATTTAATGTTTTTAAGTTAATACTATGATTTTATTCAGCGGCAACAAGTTTTCCACCTTCCCTTGTAATAAATCGTATTACGGGTCTCCTCCCCAATAGATAAGGGTCTCCGAATAATGTATATCCGCAAAAACTATTATACTTTAACGAATTTTTCCCGACTGTTTTAGATTCTCCGTTATGGTACACTGTATCCCCTTGTTTAATCTGTGAGATATGCACTTTCTCACATTCGAATAAATGCCCTTCCTCGTTAATCGGCATTGCTATTTTCCCCATACTAGTTAATTTTTTAAGTTAATAAATAGTTCCCGGTGGCGGTGTTGCTCCGCCTTCCTACATTGGTTAATCTTGTTCTATCGTCCACTCTTTTTTTACGAAGCCTTTAAAGTTGCCAAACGATTTTTTAAACGCTGCTAACGCTTCTTTCTTCGTATTACCGTAATAGCAATACCGCGCCCCATTGTGAAACTCTACTGTTAACTTATATTCTTTCATATCCTTTAAAATTTATCTGATTCATCACTTTTGTTTATAAATTCGCGTAGCTTATCCCTGTCGGTGCTGGAAATGAATATCACAGCACCGAATAACAAAACCAACAAAACCATATTCAGCTAATTAAATGACCGTCTTTAATCGTCCGTTACCATCCGTAAACCCGTTAAGTGTTTCCGCCTCTTTTTCGGCTTCTTCTTTTGTTTGGAAGAATCCTACTGGGCAATTATCCAAGGTATCTATAACGTACCAACCGCGTTTAGGCTTGTTTTCCGTTATGTATCGTTTCCCTTTTACTTTTTTCTCGTAAAATTCCATACCCTCAGCCATTGGGGTGTAATATGATGAAATGCTAAGCGTGTCCGATTCTATTTTGTCGTTAAACTCAATTATGCTGGGTAAATCGTTTTTTAAACTGCTTTCCACGCTTACACCGTCATAGGTTACGCAAAACTTACGTTCCTCCGCTGTGTATACGTTGAATATATCGCCCGGCTGTATGTCTGCACGTATTTTCGCGCTGGTTATGATTCCCGCACCTTCAATATCGTAATAGCGCACGCCGTTAAAGTTGCCCGTTTTGGTAAAGCTTATATTATCGAGCGGGTGCGCTTCAGCTGTACAATCCGTAAAATCTTTTCCCGGTCGTATTATATCCATGTGTTTAACTTCTCTCTCCGCTATTTCTTTAGGGCATTTCTTTAAATTACCAACATTGCAACAACCGTTTGAATTTACACGGGCAGTACCGTTTTTTTCATTAAAAGCCAATATAACGCCTATTTCTCCACACTGATCATAAACGACCTCCCCCAGTCTAAACCCGTCCAGTTCTTCGGGTATTGTCGGATAATCGAACGAATCATATTTTGCATAATCATCAATAATTAATGGGGTGTCATTCCCTTGAGGTTCTTCTAATATCACAGAATCGCGTAAAGTGCATTTCTTTTCATAAACAAATCCATTAGATTTCATCCAGTTTAATAAATCCGTTTCATTATCAAACACTTTCCGAACTGGAGCTAATCCACTAGTAGAACCCTGCACGCCTCCGAATGCCCCCCAGTATGTACCATTGTCGCAACGCCCTATACATCCGTATTCCTTACCCTCTCCAATATATTCTAGTTCTATACCTTCGTAACCACATCCAGGAATTTCTTTCCATTCTATAATATTATCCTTAGATGTTTCTATTTCAGGAAGCGCCGGCAACTCTGTAGGCGCTATCAATTCTTTCACCTTGTCCGCTTGCTTCTTGCTGAATATCCATCCGGCGCGCTTTTCACCGTTGTAATTTAAAGACGGGTTAAAGCGTCCGCCCAGTTTCTTTAATTGCTCTTTGATCGCTTTTGTATCGCCAAACACAGCAACCGCCTTTTCTGAATAATCCACAACCTCAATACCTTCAACCGTCACGGTTTCCACTTCTTTAGCTTCCTCAACCTTTTCAGGCTTAACGCTGCTTTTCTTCGCTTTCGGCTCTATAACCTTATATTCATCGCTTACTTTTATATGGATATAGAAATTTGTGTCAAAATAGTCTTGCATACCGTCCGAATCGTCATAACGGAAAGAACTAGCGTAATTTGATACAGCATTTAACGCTGCGAATACTTCCGGGGTTAACTCGTCTTTCCATGCCTTCACGCTAGACATTGTGGACATATAACCACGTTCCGCGCTTCTTGATCCTTCAATGAAAGGAACACAAGGACCGGATTTTAATTCAACCGCCATTGAATCCGCGTACATGCTCCATTCAGAGCGAACAGAGAACTTAAAACCCGGGAAATTCTTCTTTGCATAGGCTCTAACCTTTGCGGCGATTTCCTTAGTAGTTAATTTGCTGTCATAGTTTGAGCCAGCCCAACCGTTTGCGGTGTAAAAACTCATTGTTTTCATAATATTGTTGTTTAGTGTGAATAAATGATTTTGATGTAGCAGGGCTAACAAGCCCCGTTATTTCAGCCTACAATATAAGGCTCTTTCATTGGAATATATTCCATACCGTTAAGCTGATAGATAGGTAGGAAGACGTTGCCGGCATCATAAAACCCCTTGAAAACGAAATCAGAAGGGGAAGCATTACCAATTATTTCGAGTTCTCTATATCCATATACGTTGCTTTCTCCGTTCTTCTTGATGAACTTCTTTAACCAGTTCAACCCCTGGACGCCTTGTCCCTCTGTTAATGGAATGCCGTAGCCATCTCCAATGCTTTCCAACCAATCATAATCTATAACATCTTGTTGCTGCTTGTTAGATCGATTTTTTAACAACTGCAATTGTTGTTTAGTGATTACACCGTTTTCTTTAATCTCTGAAAAAATGCTTTCTAAAGTCTTCATAATGCTATAATGTTTAATGTTAATATTTCAATTCATTACAGCGTGATTTTGATTATTGAAGAATTACGGCTATATTTGCGCCATGGAATTAAAAACCGTTGGCGGGTAACGCCTTACATTACCCACCGTTTGAGAGCTTTAAAACTTGATTATAATAATCAAAGGCTTAAAGAACCAAACACGAATACAGACTTTAATTTCCATAAACGAACGGTTTTATAGGCTAATGAAAGTTAGCCGCTTTCGGTGGATTATTCCACCTATCCAGGTGTAGCAGGCTTCCAACTGTTACACCTTTTTTTATAACCGTATCAACAAATCAAAAATTAAATGGGAGAATATTTGCAAGTAAGAAGTTAAAGAAGTATTTTTGCCTCCGTTATTGGAGAGTACTGCTTTAAGTATTCCAACTTACGAGGGTCTTAACACGGCAATGTTAAGGCTCTCTTTTTATCCCAACATTTAACAACACGCTTTGGGCGTTAATATTTGCCCCTGTGGAAGAATAGGACTTTATTACGTTATCCTTTCCCTTTCACATTGCGAAGATAACGCTTTTTTATCAAAATATCAAATAAAACACATGATATTTTGTAAGCAATTAGAAATAAATTACATGTTCCATAACATACACCTATAAGCCAATATAACGCTTCTATATGGCGTTATATTTTCACCTTCACAATGTATCGCATTTACCTTTCTTCGTCTATATCGCGCATATTAAAGCCATATGCAACGAAGCAAACGAGCGTTGTAAACCGTTGTAGTACAACACAGGCAGTACAACCATGAACGCGCTATGCCCCTCCCCCCCCGTACACCAGTGCAACCGTAAACATCCGTCCTCTCTCATTTTTTTTATTTTTTTTTCTGATTTTTTCTCTCTTTCTAATTGTTTGAATATTTTATCCAAATCAAGATACACAAACTGTAACATAATATTATTATATTATATGAGTTATTGTTTTACGTTGATGCTTCTCTATGCAGTATGTGTATGAACCCCTTTCATTATATTCATAATAAAAGGGAGAGCGGTGTTCGCTGTCGCTCACTTTTTTCTTTATGTTACTTTCTTTTTTATAGGTTTTGGATTAGACATTTTTCCTTTATTTATATAGGGTATGTCTAATATGCAATGAGGTAGTACTATGCAATGCAAGGTATATTTCAAGTATTCTTTTACTTTTAAGATTAAAAGCTCAATATTAAAACGGATTTAAATATATCACAGTGATAAATATTAAAGTAAAGCTTTAATATATGAATTTAATTTATTATATTTGCGTGTATTATAATATAATAATATGAATGAATACAAGTTTTATATGATGCATTATGGCGAGCTTGGTGCCGGCTGGAAAGACTTGGAAATAGATTTCCCAGGTTTAAGGTATAAAGAATGTACAGGTCTTAATTCGTATGGAGAGCCTACAAATATGTATGCAGAGGATTTTGCCGAGACAAGCAAGGCGGAAGTGTATGTTTCCAGCACACCGGCACACAAGCAGACAACTATAAAACTGACATTGATATTCTTGGAGGATGATACCAAGGATGATAAGTCTTACCATGACTTTATGGCTTTCATTACCGGTTCTAAGATTGCCTACCATGATACAGCGAGAAAGAGAAAAGTCCTGATGTACCTCTCAGGAGCCACAGAGCCTAAAAGCGATACCCTTTACGGGCAGAAATATAAGGAAGTGACGTTTACGTTCAAGAACGTATACGGGCATTCCTTCGGATATGACGAAACTTTTCCTAACGAATAACAATTAAATTCTATATTGCTATGTTTTTAGAAACAGAAACCTTATCAGAAGCATTATCCTTTGCGAAGTGCAAGGATTTGCCCAAGAAGTTCAATCCCGAACTAGGGCTTACTTGGATATTGGCTATCGCCCTTATCAAGAAGAAAAACCTTATGAATGCCTATGCCATTGTTGAACAAAGGGCTGACGGACTTATCCAGTACAAGAAGACATTCGGGCGGCTTTCTCCCATTGATGGTCTTATCTCCATCCATCCGTATATGTACGTGGATGAAGAGGCGTTGGGAATGGCTATGAAAGCAAACAGACGAACTATCGCCATGCACTATGCTGATGCAGCGGACGACATCATTGATTCGGACGATGAGAAGTTCAAGGTGTACCAGTTGCAGTATGCGATGGATATGCAGAAGCTGAACATGAACCAGGAGAAGCCTAGATTCGGGAAGTCTGTTGTGGAAGAAGCGGAGGAAGCGGCTAATCCGGTTGTTGAGGAAGTGTTGAAGGAGAATGAGACGGTGGCGACAATTGAGGACGAAGGAGAGTGTGTTATCGAGGTCGAGGACGCTAAGACAGCGTTCAGACCGAAGAAAGGTAGAAAAACTAAAAAAGAAGAATAGATATGGAAGATTTAATTAAGGCGTTGCTGATATTTTTGAAGTACGGTAATAAGCAATACCCAACTTCTTGTGAGCATGATATTCTTTACGTTGATATTGACCCAAGTGTTGTTCCTGATGAGGACAAGAAAACACTTGATGAACTTGGGTTTTTCGTTGATGATGAAAATGATTGTTTTGCTTCATTCAAATACGGAAGTATGTAAGCACAAATTATGATAGTCTATGATAGATGTTAAAGAATTGAGGGTAGGTAATGTATTGTATGTGAAATATGAATCCAAAACACATATTGTCCACTCAATACATGAATACAAAACTTTTAATGGCGGATATGCTATACGGATGGAAAATGGTTTTAAATGCAGTTTGGATTACGCAGAGCCTGTTCCACTTACGGAAGAATTGCTTTTAAAGTGTGGTTTTAACATTGAATGTTATGAGTATTGCATAAAAGAACAACGACTATTTGCAATAGAAGATTTTTGGATATTACATAATTGTCATAATGATTTTTATGGAGTAATGTGTTCCAATAAGGTTGTTAGGAAGATAGAACATCTACATCAATTACAAAACATCTATTATGCCTTAACTGGTGAAGAATTGGAAGTGAGATTATGAGCGATAAGAAAATGTAGTAATTTAAAGAATTAGAAAACAATAATAGATATATTATGGTAAAAGGAAACAAACAACAAGGATTTGAGTTCATCATCAAAGAAAGTGATGTGTTGGAGAGAGAAAACTTCGGCTCGTTTGAGATTATAATCACGAAAGGATATGCCTGTTTTAAGAACTACACAGGATTCCGGGTGTTCACTACCCCGTACGCTGTGGGATTGGACGGTGTGGCACATGAAACATCTCTCTATGCGTGGTTGAAGTATATGGTGGACTTCAAGAAATCCATCAAAGACAAAGAGAATGAAATGTTCGGGAAAACTACTTCCACCAACAAGGAGTTCTTGGACGGTATGAAGGTGCTTACCGAAGCGAACCTTATCAAGCCTATGGCTGTGTTCACAGATATTAATGAAGCGCAGAAAGAAGCCGAAAATTATATGAAGTGGATGGAAGGTCAGATGAAAGATTTGAATAAAGCAATGAACACTACGCCACCTGAAGAAGATTTAAAGGCGAATGCTGAATTTGAGCAGAAGGTTATCATGGCAGAAGAGGCTAAGGAGGTATTCGATGGAAGTGTTGAAACCGAGGAAAGACAGGTATAATCCTGATAATACTTACCGTATCTATATCAATATAGGTAATCATCCGGGTGCGAAGTGGGTATCTTTCAAGGACAAGGAAACCGGGGAAGTTACTAAGGGTATATTCTTGCCTGACTGGGAAACTGGAGGCATACGGATAAGACATGGACAAGTCAAGTTTGAAATTAATGCAATACCCGTAAAAGGAAAGATAAATACTCATGTGCTTATTCCTGCTGTATATAAAGGTATTGATTGTGGACTTGGACTAAGCATAGGTAATAAGGTGACAGACTTTAAGAAGGCTGTTATTGGAAACATGTATATATGCGGAGAAATACTTAATGAAGACCAAAAGAAAATACTAGAAAAGTATGTCAGAAGAAAAGGATTCTTTAAAATCGGGCGTTATAAGAAAAGTTGAGCGTATCGTGTGTGATTGCGTAAATAAAGTATTCTGCAATCAGGACCCTGTATATCCTTCAACTATCTATGAAGGAAGGACAAACATTATTCTTACAGGGAGGATTGCGAGAGGTGCAGTTTTTGCCGTATTGCATAACAGATTCGGAATCTCATACGGTAATATTGCCAAACACTCAAAAATTAGCAGCAGGAACATTATACGGTCCGTAAAGACTTATAAGAGCATTCCTGATTCGGACAATGCCGTAATGATGATAAAAGAGCTTATAGAAGTTGAACTAAAAAAATTCCCAATTTTATGAATGATTTACTTTCTTTTAAACGTAATGTCATGATGCTCGGTCTTTGCACTGGATATAAGAATAAATGGGACGTAGCTACAAGTAAGGAAGCGTTAATGGATATAGCTTTGGATTCAAACGGTGTGGAGCTGTTGACAGATGCTCATAGCTTTGGATTCGGTATGGATATTCAGTATATGGAACGAACGTTTTCTGACTATATTAATGGCAAATGGAAGCGGAGCAAGGATGGATATACTTCGTGCCTGTATGTGGACTTTAACGGGCAAATAGAGCAGGATTGCACGCTTACTACGGTGCTTGCTTCAAAGGTTGAGTTCCATGTTTCAAAAGGGAATGTGTGCAAGCTGTATGTTGGAGGTGGATCTACTGTAAATATCACCGGAGAAGGTATCTGCTACGTGTACTCATACGGTCACAATAAAGTGACCGGCAGGTTTAAGTCAATGAATTGTATAACTAAGTCCGAATGGGCTAAATAACATGCCTATATCCACGTGTAGAAAAAGTAACGGGTGCGTTGGTTAATACTGGCGCACCTTGCTTAAAAATCAGATTATGAAAGCAACAGACTTAAAAATAGGCAACTATGTTCATATCAAATTCCGCTCCCCACAGGGAGAAAGGCTTTCCATCCCCATGCAGATAGTCGGAATATTTTCAAGCATCAATGGGGCAAGCCCGAATGATACCGTTTACCTTGACTTTGAAGGAAACGAAGGTGATATATGGGAAGAAGAAGTACAAAATTTAGTATTCGCTAAAACGGAGCTTAAAAAACAATGAATTATATAGAAGAAGAGCAAATACAAGCCGACATAGAACGGTTTGAGCAAATAGGTAGCGATATTCCCGATGATGGAGATATGGTTGAACAAATACCATTGTTCAGCTCTTCCGATATGCAGTCAGTCATTGAGGGCGGTAAGAAGAAGCCTCCTATTCATAGGCTTTGGGGCGATTTTTGGTGGGAGAACGAGCTTGTATTCTTATTTGCCGATAGCGGAATAGGTAAATCCATTCTTGCCACGCAGATAGCCTACGAGATAGCCAAAGGGGAAAGCGAATGTACGGAGGTGGAGGTAAGTCCTCAAACCGTTTTGTACTTCGACTTTGAGTTATCGGACAGGCAGCTTGCAAGAAGGTACTGCAATGCGGATTTCCCGAAGTCGCTTATCCGATGCACCATATCGGAAGAAGTGGACAGCGAAGATTTTAACATGAACGTGATTGACGGCATAAAAGACAAGCTGATTGATACAGGTGCAAAGGTTATGATACTTGATAATCTTTCCTATCTTTCTACGCAGACAGCAGAAGCGGAGTTTGCAGGTGCTATTATGGACGGTCTTACAAGATTGAAGCGTGAGCTGAAAATCAGTATCATGGTAATAGCGCATACGCCTAAGATTGAGGAATGGAAGCCCTTGTCTAAAACCAATATGGCAGGGAGCAAGCTTCTTTCCAACTTTGCGGACGGGGTGTTTGCCATAGGACGTACAAGGAATGGAGGACGTTATCTAAAACTACTAAAAACTCGCATGGTGAGTGAACCGGATGAAAAGTCGCTCCTGCCATATTTCAATATTATTTCGGGACCTTACCTTCATTTTGAAAAGGTTGGTGATGAAACGGAAAAGAAATTACTTATGGGAAAACCTGCAAAAGATTTTTTCACTTCTATTTGGGATAGAGCTGTTGCAGAGCCTATCCCTTTGAACGAGTTGGTTAAACTGATTATATCTAAAGATAATTCTAAAAATAGTGCAAAATCTAAGGATGGTAATGCCCGTAAGCGTATAGACCGTGCAATAAAGTACGGATCTTTAAAAAAGGACGAATTGAAGAATATATATTTGAAAACTGACAATTGACATGAATGTTGAAGAGATAAAGCAAAAGAAGCAGGAGTTGGGCGAAAAGATAGCTGTTCTTTTGAATGGGTTTGAAAATGAAACCGGAGTTCAAGTTTCGGATGTCGGCTTTGTGAGAAGAGTGGTTTATGACGAGTTGGGACATGAAATATATAAGGTGTATGTGGCAGAAGTGGAGGTGAAACTATGAGTAAGAAAAACTTATTATACGAGTTTGACCCTGTAATATACCCCCGAAATTTATGGGTGTACATAGGTTCTGATGAGGATTACATTAATAGATATTTTCACGAAAACGGAAGTGACAAAAGATTAAGTTTTGAGGCAAATTCAGAATGGGACGGATTGACATTAACGGAAGTTGTACGGAATGACACTAATATGGTAGGCATACTTGTGATATTCCGCAATAAAACTGATATGAGGATGGGGCTTGTTTGCCATGAAGCGAGCCATGTAGTTGATGGAATAGAGAACGCAATAGGAATGAAACACGGAGACGAGCCGTCTGCATATTTGTTTGAATGGGTATGTAAGAGTATCAATTTAGCGAGGTTGGGTAGTTGCGAGCCATTGAAATTTCAAGATGAATCTGAAAAATAGAACACTTATTTTTGTATAACCACCGTGATTTTTCTGACAATCAATGTAAAAACATTAAAAATAGGATAATGTAATCCCCGTTCGTAGCGTTCGGGGATTTTTGTTGTATGCTATTAAACATGTATAAATTAAATAAGAAATCCATTGCAATACAAATTTTAGCCTCTATATTTGCATCATAATTACGCTCATGGCTACGCATACCTTAAAGCTGTATTTGCAGCTTGTCCTTGAATAATAGGTATGCTTACCCTTTGTTTTTTTACAAATAACTCATTAGTATTATGGCATACAAAGCATTAGACATCGCAAATAAAATTATATCCAAAACAGATTTGGAACATGGTGATACTATATCAAATCTGAAATTGCAGAAGATGATGTATTACCAACAAGGTTTCCACTTGGCATATTTTGGAACACCATTGTTTGATGAGGATATTGTTGCCTGGCAATATGGACCGGTTGTCCCTTCTGTATATAAGGAATATAAATCGTTTGAATCCAATTCTATATCGACTTCAAAAGAAGGTATATCTTTATCAGATGATGAAGAAGAACTTTTCAACAATGTTTATGAGGAATACAACCAGTTTTCTGCTGTAGCCTTGATGAAAATGACACATGAAGAATCTCCTTGGAAAACCACGGAAATAAACTCTGTAATAAGCCGTGATAAGATGATGGCGTTTTTCAAAACACAAATTGAAGCATAAATGAGTGGCAAGTTTAAGTTAAAGCATAAAGATGTAAAGCCTAATTTAAAAGAAAAAGAGGTTGATGCGAGAAGCAAAGAACCTCTTTTCTGCTTTAAGTACTTGGATATGAAAACATCTTTAAAAGGATGTGATAATAGTGTGTTCAAGGATTTTGTAACGAGGATGCAAAAATTGTGCTGTCTTACTTGGAAAGATATAAACGTTTCCGGGAAACACCAGTATGGTTTTGAAATGATACCAATCAAACAGTTGAAGCCAACATCCCTTCCTGCAATAATCACAGAGGATATTAAAGAACTTGCTGTTTTCAGATATAGTGGCGATAACCGCCCTTTCGTATGTCTAATAATGGACTGTGTGATATACCCTATATTCATAGAAGCTAAATTCGGTGATATATACGACCACGGAAGTAAATAATAACAGATTTATCATACGTATAAAGCGGTAAGAGAACATCCTACCGCTTTATTTTTATTGTATAACTACACGTAAAGCCGGACCCTTAGAGTTAGCGTTAATGGGCACTTTGCTTTCTAACATGCCTCTTTTTTTGCTCCATTGTGGATTATGTGGTAATTTTGCGACGTTTAACTAAAAAATATATCGTATGAAAAAGATTTTATTATTAGCTTTATTTGCGTTGGATTTTGTGGCGTGTGATTCACATAAAGGATTTGATTCATTAGAAGAAATGAAAGCCAAAAGCTCAAATATAAAGGGGGTGTATGGATTCACTATGGGTGATGATTATGATAAAGTAGCTCTGCAATGCAAATCTATGGGATATGATGTTGTTGATACTTTAAGTGAATTTGTTGAACTAATAAACAACGATAATTATAAGTCAGATATAAAAGACTGGAGATTTTTCATAGCAGAAAAGAATGGTATAAGTCAATTATCTTTGGAATTTTATGAAGGTAAACTCTGTATAATAAGAGGATTTGGTGATTTAAGAAGCAAAGGTGAAAAGAATATAGCAAAGAATATTATGGATAATTATGGGTTGGGGATAAGTTTCGATACACTTTATTCTGAATATAAAAATTTCCCTTTATCAGAGATGAAAGAGATGATAGGACATCCGATTTTAGATAGGGAAGACCATTATTACGTGAACGATTCTTTGTTATTATCTTGTATTCTTGACAATCGCAGTTTATCATATATGGTGGTATGCACACTAAACCCATACGCAATGGCTCTTAATGGTAAGGCTCTTGCATTGAAAAGAGAATTTCAAAAAACATTATTTGGAGGAAGCCATTCTAATAGTTCTAATAGCGATGGGGATAATGTCCGTGGTCGTGGAACAATGGATAAAGATGATAAAGAGTACTGGAATAGCGTAAATAGAGAAAAGAAACTCCGAGATATGGGTATGAAAGAAGCTGCCGAGTTGGAACGTAAGGCGAGGATAAGATATTTAGAAGGTGGCGGATATAACTCAAAGGACGGAGGAAAACAAGTTCACTTCCAAGGGAGTAAGGAGCAGGAAGAGCAACTAAGGCAAATGGATGAAATGGGTTGGTAATATATTAACGAATAAAATAAGGTATTATGAAATTATTTTTATTGATTATTGCGTCATTGGCTTTGGTTTCGTGCAGTAGCGGACTTGAAAGTAAAGCCAAAAAACAAATGAAGAAAACCATTCTTGAAATGGCAAAGAATCCAGAATCTGTTAAGATTGATAATGTGAAAACGATTATCAACAATGATAGCTTATGTGTACTGTCATTTAATGCAAGAGGTCAAAATAGCTTTGGAGGATACGATAGGTCTAATTATGAATACTACTATGTAAAATCCGTAAGAGGTGGAGAGGTTGAGTTTATGGAAGCACTGAACGAGATTAGTAAAGGGGAAAATGGAATTATAGATGAATGTAGATGTATTATTGAAGAATTAGAGGACAACCCTGATTTTTCTGATAATGCAGTTTTATATGAAAAGGCTTATCACTTCGCAAAACTTATGTGTATTGGAAGCAAGCATGGTAGGAAAATAAAGTGATTTTTCATTTTGTGTTCAAAAACATACCGCAAGGTTTTGCAGTTCCAAAATAAATGCTTTCCTTTGCGGTGCGAACAAAATTATAGGGGCGGCAAACTCCTATGACTTCATCATTGGAGTTTATTTTTTGCCAGTACATATCGAGTATTATCTTTATTTATATTAAGATATTGCACCTACCGAGTGTGGTAACGGAAACGTCCACAAATAAAATCCTATGGTTTTGTTCGCAGCTCGTAGTAGGTGCATTTTTTTTGTTATGCGAACAGAACCTATTCAAGTCCTAAGCGAAACTGAGTTGCTTGGGCACAAATTCACGGTTTACGGAACTGCCGAAAATCCGTTGTTCCTTGCTAAAGAAGTGGCAGAGTGCATTGATTATGCAAAGCGAAGTAATGGTAGTTATAACACTACTATGATGTTGCAATCAGTAGATGAAGAAGAAAAGGTTGCCAACATTGTTGACACCCTTGGTGGAAATCAGCAAGTTTGGTTCTTAACCGAAGATGGCTTATACGAAGTCCTCATGCAATCCCGCAAGCCAATTGCCAAAGAATTTAAGAAAGGCGTAAAGGAGATTTTAAAGTCCATCCGAAAGACGGGCGGCTACCTCGCAACTAAATCCGACGACACTCCTGAAGAAATCATGGCACGTGCTCTAACCATCGCACAAGCTACAAAAAAATATCTGTTTTTGTTTGGTGATTTATATAATTGTTGTACATTTGCAGTGCGACAGTTTTATTATCATATTCGGATTGGGGATTTTTATGCCCGATATTGAAGTATTGCTTAAAATATAAGCAGAGGTTTCTCCGTACATATTCGCCCCAAAGCCGATATGGAACTGTCGCAAGTTGGAGAAATTCTCTGCTTTCTTCATTTATTAACTTTTAATTTTCATTATTATGCGACAGTTGAATGAAAATTACTCAAACAGCAATAGCGTTGCTGTGTTAGGTACGGCAAGCCCTTCCGACATGGGGCAAATCTTCTCTTATAATGGGAATAGTGTAAGAATGCGCAAAATGAATGGGTATATTCTTGTATGCCTTACAGACTTTGCAAAACCTTTTCCTGACAAGAATCTTTCTCACATTGTAAACTCAAAGGAGTTAAGCGATTATGTAGCACGAATGAGTGAAATACAAAATTGTAGTTCACTTGATTTACTGCAAGTTACAAAAGGGAATCATTCAGATGGAAGAGAACAAGGTACATGGGCACATCATCGTGTTGCTATCCGTGTCGCTCAAAAATTATCCACTGATTTTGCTATATGGGTAGATGATAAGATAGAGGAGTTATTAACTACTGGAAGCGCATCACTCCAACCTCAACTCCCAAATTTTAATAATCCTGCCGAAGCCGCCCGTGCATGGGCAGACCAATACGAGAAAAATCAAGCTCTTGCATTAGAAGTCCAACAGCAACAGGAAACTATCGAACTCCAACAGAAAGAGCTTACACAATCTGCACCAAAAGTCAGTTACTACGACAACCATCTGTTGAGCGTCAATGCCATGACAACCACTCAAATCTCAAAAGAGATAGGGATGTCGGCAGAAAAACTGAACAACAAACTGAAAGAACTTGGAATACAGTTCAAACAGTCGGGGCAGTGGCTCTTAAAATCACCATACGACAAATGGGGTATGCATGAAACGAGAACCAATATTTTCACAAGTGAAAGAGGTAATACCCATACCAACACATATACTGTATGGACGCAGAAAGGTAGACGCTTCATTATTGCTCTATATGAAAATGATTGGAACATGAAGAAAGCAATAAGGCAGATTAAGGGAGAATTAAATCCCGCAGCATAGTATTATTAAACAATCATTTGGCAGTCGGTTTCAATGCCCGACAGCCAATATTATAACCAAAAATAAAAGAAAAATGAAGAATTTATTTGTAAATATGAGAAATAGAAGTATTTTTGCGGTGCTTACAGTTCGGCAAACTTTATTGCTTCGCAGAGCAGCGGTTAATTGCTCAATGGTTATTGGGCATTTTTTATGCTCGATACTTAATGATATTAGGCGGTTGTCTATACGTAGTCATTGTTTTGTTCTTCGGGGCAAAGTATGTTGGACTGTAAGCAGCGTATATGGCAACCGCTTTTCTGTTGTCTATAATGACTTAAATGCTTACAGTCATGAATGAGTTAATGAACAAAGAAACGATGAGTTCACTGCAAATCGCAGAAGTTACAGGAAAGGCTCACAAGAATATTATGCGTGATATTCGTAATATGGAGCCAGCATGGGAGAAAATCAACGGGCGCAAATTTGAGCTCGTTAATTACACAGACGAAAAAGGCGAGAAGCGCCCATGTTACAACCTCACCAAGACCGAATGCCTTTACATTGCCACTAAGTTTAACGATGAAGCCCGTGCGAAATTGGTTATCCGCTGGGAAGCACTTGAAACAGGAAAGGAGAAACCTATGGCTTCAAAACAACTCTCCCAAGCCGAAATGTTCCTCCAACTCGCACAGATAAACGTGGAGAACGAGCGAAAGATGAAGGAACTTGAAGCAAAGACGGAAGAGCTTCAAAGCGAACTTACAGAAATCAAGCAAAGGACCACAACCGACCTCAAGCAGTCAACAATCGTGGCGTTCATAACCCGGAACAATATCAAACTGGACGTGACCAAGTACGGGGCTATGGGTCGTAAGGCAACCTCCATCTGCAAGAGAAAAGGAATAGAGGTTACGAAGATAAACGATGTCCGATGGGGAAAAGTGAGCGTGTACCCTGACGAGGTATTGAATGAGGTCTTTAAGGTGAACGAATAACCATTAGTTTATAAACCAATTACTTACGTTATCCGCATTTATGCGGATGGCAAGAGGTATGTCTAAAAATAAAGGAAAGTATGTTTGAAAGTGAAATATCTATAAAAACTTTTGTGCCGATGTCAATTTTTCGTGCGATGTATAGTAGAGATGTAAATAATCCATATTTTATATTCCAAATTAGGGAAAATGACCGACCTGAAAATACGATGCAAAGCGTAATTGTGTCAAAGGAAGATGCTATAAAACTGCTTCAGTATCTTCAAGGAATTTTAGGTGGGAATATTCCGATGTTTTAAATAAAAATAGAACAGTAACTAATAAAATCATGCTAAAAATGGAAACAAATAATTCAGTATCAATAAGAAAAGAAGATGTTAAAGACATTTTGGACATAGCAAGCAGACTGGAAGGAGAAGAAGCGATTGCGCAAATAATACGATTTTCGGATTGCCCGAAAGACAGTATGACTGGGGATCTTGCTCTTAAATCAGTCCTTCGCTTCTACTCAAATGCAAGATACTTGCAGGAAAGGTTACAATGTTTGTTAGCGAAATAGCGATATTAAATTATGAAGATTTAAATGAATATTGCCACATATTAGCATAAGAGCACGTTGAGGATTGACCAACGTTTCAAATGAAAAGGCACTCTACTTATCGCAAGCGGAGTGCCTTTGTATTAATACCTATTGCATAAACACTCTTATTCCACGCCCTTTGGAATTGCCACTATACGAAAGAATACTTTCAAAGTTATCGCTCATTAATTTTAAGTACTCTGTCTGTGATTTAAGTTCTATGAGCATAGGATTTGAACTTCCATCGCCTGATGATAGGTATTCAGATTCTAATATGTTTCGGATTGCTGTTACGTCAGTGGTTTGCTGGCTTACGAACCAACGTATCGAATTCAGTAGGGCTTGAAGTTCCCCAGCGGTTTCTTCGCTCATGGCTTGTATTCCTTGTTGGAGTGCCGACAATTCAGATTTCTGCCCTACACTTGTGCCTTTGTATCCTAATGTTTCCATAAGCGCAAGCAAATCTTCATTTAATCCTTTCAATGCGCTTTCTCCAAGAGCCTGGATGTTTGCAAGCTCTTCTTTAGTGAGGTTAATCCCTCCTACGCTTCCCTCTGTAACAGATTCATCTATTTTCTCAAACAGCTCCTTCAAACGCCCTTGCGCAAGTCTCATTGTAGCTTGTTTGACGATAAGATTTTCAATAAAACTATCAAAGTTTTCATTAAGGGCTTTTAGTCCATCTTCTGTTTCATTGAAAGCATCCATCCATGCTTGAACAAATGAAGAGGCGGCATCCTTATATTCTGACTCCCCACCTATACCTCCTAATTCTAATTTCTGTTGGTCTAAAATTTCTTGTCTTGTCTTTTTCAGTTCATTTATAGCATCATTCCATTCATCAATACGGTCTCTATCAGAATCTTTCTTTGCCTCTTCTGAGTTAATCATATTTTCATATGATTCAATCTGTTGGTCTAAATTGGCTATTGTATCTTTGGTTTGTGTACGAAGATCATCTGCACTCCAAGCGGCTTCCATCTTCTCCTTTAACTCATCGTATGCCCTACCAAGTGATTCTATATTCTTTATTTGCCGTTGGATTTCACGTTCTTTCTTCTTGTTCTTATTGCCAATGCCGAATATGCTACCGATGGTATTGCCTATTCCGGCAATAGTTTTCATTCCACCTGTAACCATACCCAAAACATTACCTGTAGCATAAGATGATGCAAATTCTCCTGCACCACTGAAAGCTTGAGACATTCCATTTAATGATTCAGAAATTTCTTCTGGCACATCAACACCGAAAGATGAAAGCATAGAAGAAACTTCTCCAAAAGCAGAATTGAATTTATCTATTTTTTCTGCATTTTTTTCAAATGCTGCACCGAGGTCTGCTATAGCTTTTTGCTTATCTTCTGGTTTTGCATTTTTCAAGTCTTTAAAAGCTTCAACAATTCCCTTGATAGGGTTTCTGTCTAGTTTTTCACCTTTCAGCTTTTCAATCTGTTCAATTATTGTTTTCAACTGTTCTGGCGGCAAACTTTTGAGAGACCCTCTAAATTCCTCTAATTTCTCGAGAATACTATCAATAGCTGCCGTTGAAGAATAGTCAAGATTTTCAAATAGCTTGATGTATTCGTCTGTATTTTGAAACGCCTTCCAAGTATTTTCATCTGTCTTCTTATCGTACTTATTTTTAAGATTGGATTCAGCTTGCGCTCTCTGCTCATCTGTAAGGGTTGCTTTTGCTATATTTGCCTTTTCTTCGTAATACCACTTATCAAGCTGTAATTGTTCTGAAAGTTGTGTTTTATAATCCTTGAGAATCCTAATAGTAAGGTCTGTGCTTTCCTTATCACGCTGTTGCCCCAGCTTTTTAAGTGCTTCATCGTAACCCTTTTGGTCTGCCTTACTTAACTGTCCATTTTTATCACGTTTGGCTTCATATTCATCACGTATCCCTTTTTCTACATCATCCAATGTCTTTGCAAGTCCGGGGAACAACTGTTGAACCTCCGCTTCGGAAAGCCCTGCATCTTTCAGTTTCTTGTGCAAGTCCAACTGGTTGAACATATCTTCAATGTTCTTCTTGGTCTTTTCAAGCTGTTCTTTCAGGTAGTCCTGTTGAATACCGATTTTAAGTTCTGCAATTTCCTTTTCAAGCCCAGTTCTTTTTGCGGCATTCTTTACGTCATTAGGAATCTGTTTGAGTAACTTTTCAAGCGCATCAATCATTCCTTGCTTGGTCGGAATAATATCTTCCGCTTTGATAACTTCTCCCATTTGTGTAAAGTCCAAAGCACCTTTGAAAGCCGAACGTGTTTCCTCTATGGCACGGTTCTCTCCCATAAGCTGATTCAGCTTTTCATATCTTGACTGCATTTCTTTTAGGACGGAGATACGTTCTGCCCAAATATCACGCTCGGCACTTGAGCGACTTTTATTTTTGTTGCCACCAAGTTCATTATACAGGCGATTAAGTTCTTCTAGTTCGGATTTTACCTTGTTTGTGTCTTGACCATATTCGGGATATATGGTAGATTGGCTTTTCCGAATTATTTCGTTACGTGTGTCAATCTCCGTCTTAATGCGTTTCTTAAACTCCGCTTCCGTTTCCCCACTTCGTATATTCCAATTAGCTTGTATGTCAGCATTTCCATTAATTCCAAGCAGGAATTTCTTGATGCTATTTTGAAGAGGATTAAGGTTAAGACCATTAATCTGTTTTTCAAACTCCTGCAACCACACTGCCCCTGAAGTATCTCCCGATTCTTTGGCTTCCTTGGTCAGTTTGTCAAAGAGTTGTTTGAGCTTGGTTTGTGTCGCTTTCTGTTTTTCTTCCTCAAAGAAGAAACTGTCATTGAACAATTTGTTTATGTAAGCGGAATCTACCTGCACATCCGAACCAATCGCTTTCAGTACCTTCTGTACGAGTTCCCTTGCGTATTCAAGTTCATCCTTAGTGACTTTTGTATTTTCTTTTTGTGAATCACGGAGCACATCGTAAGCGTTCATCGCATTTGCAACCATCTTTTCTGTAGCATCTTTCTGCTCTTGGTATCGTTGCGCAGTCATGCTGATAGAGCCTTTACTGAAACGCTGTTCAATGGATTCTACTTGGCTTATGTATGAACGTGTGCTTTCAAACCAATCCTTAAACTCACTACGTTCAATCTGAATATTATCGAATCTGAACTTGTTAGCACCGCCAAACGAATTACCCGACAACTGAGTGAAGTAGTCGCTTAAATCAATGTTGCCCAACCCTGTGTATTGCTCTACAACTTTTTCAGTCTCTTCACGAAGTTGCTTAGTTGACGTTATAGCACCACTTAATAATTTTTCTTGTACTTGGCTCAATATACCGCTAATTTCGCTCCAAGATACTTTCATCCCGTGTTGTTCATCTATTATTTCAGAGATAGCTTTTGCGGTTTTCTGTTGGTTGGAATACATTTCTTTGTTTGCATCCTGTCCAACTTCATCAATCATTCTTTCTTTTGTCTTTGCGTTGATATATTGATGTATCAGCTTGATGGCTTCATTATAATTTCCGTTTAACGCCTTAATCCCCTCTGCGTTTAGGTATTGTTCGGGCAGTATGTCTGAATACTTCTTTTTCAGTTCTGCAAGTGCCTTGTTGTGTTCTTGGTATGATTTGGTAGAATCTGTAACAACAGAAGCCAACTTTACATAGTTATTTGACGATTGAACGACACTAAAAGCCCCCTCTGCTGCTATGCCGTCAAGTGCTTCTTTCAGTCTGTTTGTATTTTGAATTACTTCGTAAATAGCTACACCAACGGCTGTAATAACGGCAAGAATAGCACCATATGGATTCTTGGCTACCGCCATATTTAAACCGTTCTGTGCAGCTGTTGCCCCTACCGTTGCAGCGGTTTGTGTACGAGTAGCCATAATTTCCTTGAATTTGAGGGATATTCTCGTTTTCTGCATAGCTATGCCCTTTGTCATATAGATTCGTTCTGCAATCCACATTGCGCCTGACACAGTCTTAAAAGTGCCGTATGCCGTTATGATAGTTTTCAACACAGAGGCAACCGTGCGCCAATTTTCTAATAATGTATTTGCAAGGTTGATAGCTGTAGAGATAGACAAAAAACCTTCTTGATTGGATTTTCCTATCTCATTCTGCATAATGGATATTACGTCTTTCAGACGATTTATTTGTCCGTGAAGTGTATTTACCTGTACCTCTTGCATATTGTAGAACAAGCCACCTTTGTCGGTCATTCTTTGGAATACGGCTTCGACATCTTCAAACTTTACCATGCGTTTGGAAATCATATCTACAATCTGTGCTGTGGTATATGCTTCGCCTTTCACTTCCTCAAAGTACGATTGTAGTTCTCCGTACAAGTTGATACCTGCTTCCGTGAACTGCCTTACTTCCGTACCACGCAAATAAGCTGCTGCCTTGACCTGTCCGTAAGCCAAAATCAATCGTTGTATATCTACACCTAATCCAGCCGATACGTCTGCAAGCCGTTTTGTAGTATCAAAGAGTTTATCGCTTTCGATACGGTATGCAGCAAGTTGTTTTGTGAATGTAACAAGCTGCATCGCTTGGAATGGCGATTTAAGAGCTTGCTGCATGGTTTGGGAGAAAATTTTATCTGCCTTATCTTTGTCTTGCAAAATGGCACGTAAAGCAACTTGTTGAAGTTCAAACTGACCTCTTACTTCAACAATTTTTCTGATATAACCTTCAATCTGTGACACGGAGAACAACAAAGCAAGCTGACGGCTTAATTGCCCAGCCGTATCCATCAGGTTGCGATGGCGTATGGCAAGCTGCTGTGATTTGACTCCTGCTTCCGTCAATGCTTGGTTGTGTTTTGCAATGGCTTGGTTTATCTGTTCAAGCATGCTCTTATAGTTCGCATCGGTAGTGTTCAAAGACAAACGAGCTTTTTTCAGGTACTCTATAGCTTGTACGTTCTGTTGCAGAGACTTTGCATTTTTAGAATAATCTAATGCGCCTTGTGGAGTTGACCGCTGTGCATTTGCTAAATCCGCTGCCTCCTTTGCAGCACGTTTATCCGCTGCCGCCTTACGTTGTGCAGCCTTTTCCGCAGATTGGGCACGTTGCTCGTCCGTCTTTCGTTGCTCGTCAAGCTCCATCTTCATGTAGCGCATGGCTTCTACCGCAGCCTTTTGTTGCGGCTTTGACAAGTCCATGTTCTCAACGTATTTTTTCAAATCCGAATATCCCTGCTTCAATCCGGATATATTAAAGTTAACAAATGAACCTTCTCCGATTTTATTGTTTCCTATTCTGTTTAGCAAATCTGCCGCACGTGAAAGGCTTTCGTTCAGAGAAGTAGTCTTTCTTGTAGTCTCTTCCGCACCTTTCCCTGCTCCTTCAAATGGATTACCTTTTATAGCATCTATCTTTTTGGCTAACGAAGTAATCACACTTTCCAATTTACTCGTATCCATTACCACACTGCCAAACCCGTTTTTCAATGCATCTGCTGCTGTATGGGCGTGCTTCTCTATCATCTCCAGCTTCTCATCGAAACTATCCAACTTCTTTAATACATCAGGGGTTATGTTGAGGAAAGCTCCTGCTTCGTTATTTGCCATATCGTTATCCTTTTTTATTAATTATGGGCATACCCAAATCATTCAAGTTCTTCAAATCGTCAACACTTCCTATTTTGCTGACCTTCTTTTTTTTCTTGTCCTTGTTCCCGTATTCTACATGGGAAAAATCAAACGAGCTTAACCGGACCTGTCCAACCGTCATTCCCCATAAATATTCGTCACGAGAGCACCAAGTGTTGGAGCGCAGAAAATCAATCATCTGCCCCCACTCTGTACGGGATATTATCAGTTTTGTTCCGTTTTCTTCGTCTTCCTCGTCAAGGTCATTTCCCTCACGGTCTGAATCACATTGGTACTCTCGAAAAAAAAATCCGTGCTTATGAGGTTAAGGATTTCACCAAGCAATAATGCCCAGTCCTTTATGTCGTAATCTCTCCACATCAAAAGGTCAAAGACCTTGTGGTAGTCATCTGATAGTTCTTTTTTCTCATAATCAGAGAATATCCTGTCCCTGTCATTGAGAAGTGCAAGCGTTATCACGTGTGCAACTGCCGGTAGATTTACCGAGAACTCTTTGATAACATCTCCCATACTTAACTTCTCTCCCTTCACAATCTGACACGCTTGTTCGGCTATAAGCCATTGAACACCGGGCTTCAATCCTTTAATACGCCACTCCGTACCGTGAAGTTTTACAATGCTTGGGCTGTCATTCATTATCCTTGCCAAACGTTCCATTGACTCATCAGATATAGGAGTACAAGCCGTTACAACATTTGTCTTTAGTCCTGTATCTTTTTTCTTTGCTCTATATACTGCCATGATTATAAACATGAAGGGCGGCGGCATATAAGCCTACCGCCCGTAAACACTCTAGTTATCTATTATGAACAAGTTTTATTTGGGTAAAGTATAAGCTGAATCTACATAAAACGGCGTTCTGATAGTTTTCTCTCCATCAGCGATATTTGCATCATACGCTGTTCCTGCAAGGTTGATACGACCCACATTAGAGTTCAAAGATTCAAGCATTATTTTTGAGTTAAGTTGGACTTTTGGAACCACAAATGCAGTCATCGTATCCCCTTCCTCAAACACTACGTCAATCTTTGCATACAACTTCTTGTATTGAGCCGGAGCAAAGTATTTTGTAGATACAGTAGTTCCGGCAGTGAAGCCCATAAGGGATACAAGCAGGTCTTTCTGCGTGTCTGCTACTTCTGCCGTAAACTGGTATTTGCCCAATTTCACAATGGAAAGAATCGGGCTGTCAGAAGTTTCGCACTCGATGTCGTTTACATCGTTATCGTCTTGAGCGATTGAAGTGGTATCCTCAACTACATCTTCAAGGATATAAGAGTCGCCCTTTGGCACATCGTCTTGTTCAGAGCCAGTGAACAGAGTTGCCACGATGTAAGAAGGCTTGATGAATTTTTTGGCTGTTGCGCCAGTATTGTTTACTGCCATAATTAAAAAATGTTATCCTGTTAATAATCTGTTTACCTTATTGTCACTTCTATATTTATCACGTTGTAGTAGTAGTTCCTATTTTGGTCATAATCTGCATCACGGAAATTTACATCAATCACATAATGGGGGTCTTTACATGATTCAATAGCCTTGTCAAGCGCAAGTTCCATTTTGTACAGCTCCTTCACGGGTTTCGTGCCGTGACTGTCAACTGATTTTGCGTACAAGAACACGTTGGCAGAACCTTTGGCATAAGCTCCGTAATCTTTCATGGAAAGCACATCAACAAGCACCATTTCTTTCCAATTGCTTTCAACAGTGGCAGGCATATTCCCGATGAACAGGTTATCGGATATAGCCGCTTTTGTAAGCAGCATGGAAAAAAAGTTTTCCACTTTTGATGTTGTCTTGTATTTACTATCCATATAATCAGTATTTACCGTTCTTTATAATTCCAAAAGTTGAACCTTTAATTCTGTTACTTAATGCTTTGAGTTGGTTTTGAGCAATGGCGATTACCTCATATTTGTACTTTTCCTGTAATATTTGTCCGTATGGCATTGCGGCTACTATCACAAGGTCAATTCCATCATGAGGCTTATATTTACGTTCAAGAAAATCCGTTATCGCATCACGTCCGTATAGCGGCTCTCTCTCCCAAATTCTTGGGGCTAATGCGTATTTCGTTTGATAACCGCTTTTGGATAGTCTACCATTAACATATATTCCCCATCCGTAGCTATCATGAAGGTTGTCTGTATCATTTTTATAAGTAACCCTATTCAATTCTTCTGCAATTATTTTGTCAGCTTCTTCCGATAAGAACTTTATAAGTTTATTCAATGAATCTGTTTTAACCTTCTTTGCCATAGCCTATACCTCGCTCATTTTAATATCAACCGAGCAACCACCAAGTTGACTATATTCAAGCCCTATAACCCTGCCTTGGATTGGTATTGCATAATCCTCGCATTTAAAATTGGTATTGAAACGTATAGGTAGCTTCTCACCAACTTTGCACGGGAAAAATACTTTATAGTCAGCCATGATAGTACCGGAGTTAATCAGCTTTGCAGCCTGCTGTATGTCACATTCAGTTTCAAGAAGGATGGTCTCTCCCGTAGTGGGGACTTCGGGAGAACTATCCGTCTTTTCATTCCCAAGCAAGTCACCGTCACCGAGAAGGTTCCCGTCTTCCGGCTTATTCGTTATCACGGTGTAGAATGTGCCATGAAACGGGTATTCTTCTATTGCTTTTCTTTTGAGACGCATAAACTATACATCTAATGAATTTTCATTGACCCAACTCATACTACCCGAATCCATGCTTTTCAACGCTTCTTCTTCACCATACTTTTTGTACAGTGCTTTCAGACGGTCTTTCAAGTTTTGGATTATGGCAGCCGTTACCGTCTCACTACCTATGTCCTGTCTGTAACTGCCATGTTGGAGTGATGATGAAGCCACAGACCACGGACCGCTAATGACAAGTTCGTACAGTGCGATAAGGCAATGGTCTTTAGTGCATTCATCTATTTCAGAACGGTCTGAAATAAACATCAAACCGTTTTCGTATGCGATATTTTCAAGCGCATCATCTTCAAAGACAAATCTCGTAAGCCCATTGAGGTATGCTATCGGGTCAAATGATTTTTCCATAACTACTACGCAATGTATTGTACATTTAATCGTCTGCCTGACTTGTGTCTACAATTACGTGATTACGGAATGTTTTCAGTGCAGGACAAGCTGACATCATTACATCAGTATGCCATTCCTTATACAGCCCGTTGTTTGTTGTTGTATTCACAATCGTGCAGAGACCATCGTTAGCCTGAGCAAAAATCTTGGTTATTACGCTTGAACCATACTTATCAAACATCTGTTTGTCTAGGTTATTGGTGTATTCAAACTCACAAGCATATCCGGCAGGGCGGAGAACAGCAATCTTATCGTCCCAACCTTGTACGAATGTGTCTCCGGTATTGGTAAGATTACGCTCACGTTCTTCAACAATTTCAATTGGAGATACACCGGGATAATCACGGAAAGCAGCTAAGAACAACTCTCGTGTAGTAGGTGCAGTAGCGGTTGTTGCGATGTAAGCTAAAGGATTTTTCTTGAAACTTTCAATCAATTCCTTAACTTCGGCATTTTGCAGCATTACTTCGTAAAACATCTTGCGTGTAACCTGCCATACCATTGCACCTTCATACCCCCATTCTTCACGATATTTTTTCTCCTTTTCCGCCATTTGACTGAGAATCTTACATTTTTCGTCTGTCCAAACTACTGTGCCAGCTTTAGTAAAGTTCTCTGTTGGTATATCAGCCTTATGCAACGGAGCTTGAACGCCACGTGCGATATTTCGGTAGTCAATATGACCTTTAGACATTAACTGTGCAGTCATGAAGTTCATGGTTGCGTCCGCACTATCAAGTTGGGACTGTAATGTATGTACCCAAGCGGCTACCAAATCGGCATCGTTTCCAAACAACTCAAACTGTTGTTCTTTTGCTTCACGTTCCATAGCTGTTTCAACGAAACCGGGAGCGATAAAATCAGGGATGGATGCGGTGTACCAGTGCAGACCGTCCTTATCCATTTGATTACTGTCACCAAGAGGTGCACGCAAATCCATCAAAGGAGCGGCTTTCAAGTCACGTCCTTTCACAGAAAAAGTAGCGATGCCATTAGGAGCGGTAGGTGTGGGAGCACCAGCTTTTACACCTTGAGTCTTGTACCAACCATAATTAGTGTATAGCAGACCTTCTGTATTGACAAAGGATTGCAAGAAACGTTGATTGGTCTTGTCTGAAAAGAATCTTGCATATCTGCTGTTATTAAAATCAAATTTAGGCATAGTTTCGTCAATTTTAAATGTTAAACCAACCCTTAACCTTGCTCTTGTTCAAAGCTTTTAATGCAGCCGAAAGAGGTTGCATACGGTCTTCGTAGAGGAATACATCTCCTAATGCCAATGCAGGAGTGATAAGGTATCTTGCACCATCGAAATCATCTTCGGATGCAGCCGGGTCAAAAACAAAATCAAAGTCGCAGGGAAGATATGAGTTAGGATTAGTAACCATAGCTTCTTTACCAGACCCTGCTTCTTTCGCTTCAACAAGAACAGATGAAGTTGTTAATGCTCCGAGGGTTGCGCTCAATGTAACTTTCCAAACATCGCCAGCCGTTCCGTCAGTCGTTTTTTCAACGGCTGTGACTGTTACTGCTGTTCCTTTCCCTACCAATGTGGTAGGAGCAACCATGAGAACGTCCCCTACAAACGGAATGAGGGAATACCCGTCTCTTTTCAAGTAAATAACCGTATCAGATGATTCTGATGTAGCTTTTGCAACTGCATACGATTTTAGGATGCGTATTTCGCTTCCATTAGAACCATTACTGGGAATATATTCAGCGAGCGTTCCGGCAAAAGCTCTTGCATTACCTTTGAATGGGTTTTTAACAATTCCACCACTGGTAGGAAATACAAGTGCGTCTTTCCCGCTCATCTGTAGCTTCACGAAGACATAGCGATGACCACCAATGCTTCCGCGAGCCTGAACCAATGCTCTACCGGGAAGGTAGCCACTGTTCAATAGGATTTGCTGATAGAAATCTGACATTTTCTTTTTGGTTTAAATGATTATTATTTTTCTTCTCTGTGCGACTGCTTCCTTACGACAGCAACCACATCGGCAAAGTCATCGGTTTTTCCCTTACCGCCTCCCGTGCCGCCCGGAGTGATGTAAGGTGGAGTGTTAGCATTAAACTTATTGTAGCTCTTGACCAGTCTTTCTGTAAGAGCGTCAACGTCAGTTTCAGAATCAATGTGAATCAGTTCAAGCTGGTCGTTAATCCAGTCTTCATTTTTCACGTCTTTCCCTTTCAAGGCTGATTTTAGCTGGCTGCGTTTTTCGGAGATAGTTTTGGCTCTTTTCTCTTCCTCACGTTCTGATTTCAAGTCTTGGAGTTCTTTGAGCAACTTATCCAGTTTGCTTTCGTCTCCTTTGTTATCCTTGCCATCATCCTTATCTCCCTTATCATCCTTTGCGGGGTGATTCTCCTTCCACTCCTTGATGAAATTGGAATTGTCTCTACGAATGTTTCCGTCGTCACTTTCAAAGTCTGAAATCCATTCTTCTACTACGTCTGCCAACTCCAAATCATCAGCGTCACTCTGTTTTTGCAATCGAGCGTAGATGCGTTCTACCTTGTTGTCGATTGATTGTTTTGACAATGCCAGGTTCTTCTTGCCATTGTTCGATAGTTTTGCTTTCAGTTCTTCTGAAAGCTGGTCTTTCGTAAACTTCATACACTATATGTTTTATAATAATTATATGCGAAAGTAATGCTTTAATAAAAAGGTATAACTATAAAAAAATCACTGTATTTATCACTATGATAAATAGACATTGGTTTAAGTATATATTACCTTGTTATTAAGAGGTATTTTTGCTCTTGATGAAAGAACAAGAAGTACATAATGCGATAGTGAAGAAGCCTTTCCCAGGTTTCCAAACCTACTTTGCTTCAACGAACGTGGATATATGTTTCGGTGCCGGCGGGGTCGGAAACGGGAAGTCATACTCTCTTGTTCTTGGATTCGCTGAACCGTTAATGCTTGACCCTGATTTTAGATGTTTAATAAGTCGTAGAAGCCTTGGGAACCAAAAAGCAGGAGGAGGATTTGTTGATACATTCAAGGACATATTCGGGGAATATGTAAAAGTTAAAGAGGCAGACACGCCACGTATATCATTTCAAAGTGGAGCGTACTGCGATTTGACTTATATAGACCCAACGAATATAGACAGAATGAGGGAGCGCGCGAAAGGATGGCAGTACGATGCGATTGCCATTGATGAGCTTACCGAAATGCCTTGGGAGGTATTTACGTACATTCAATCCCGTAATCGTGGAAAAAGCAAAACATTCACGGGGAAATTCCGTGCGACATTCAATCCTAAACGCACCCATTGGACGAGAAGATTCATAGATTGGTATGTTGGAGTTGACGGGAAGGGTATCCCTGATAGAATAGGAAAAGTCAGATTCTTTTTTGTTGCTGGGTCTACCGTTGATGATGTGATTTGGGGAGATTCAAAAGAAGAAGTTTACGCTAAGTGCAAGATACAGATAGACAGTTTGATTAAAGACTTGAAAGGTAAAGCAAAATATCAAGACTTTATCAAATCGTTTACCTTATACGAGGGCACAGTTGATGAAAATGAAGCTCTAATGGAAGGCAATGCAGGGTACGTTGGTTCAGTTGCCGCTTCTGGTACACGCTCTGCTGCTGGGCTTATCGGCGTAAACTATAATGCAGACCCAGATTCTGACGAAAAAATACCTATCCCTTCCACTTCCGCACAAGGCGTGTTCAACAACAACCCTGCCGTAAACGGTGACAAATGGATTACCGTGGATTTGGCGGATTACGGTACGGATAATCTCGTGGCTCTAGCATGGGATGGATTTCACGCATACGACATTCTCATTCTTAGCAAGTCCACTCCGAGAGAAAACGCTATGGCAGTGAAGACATTTGCATTTGAGCATGGAACAGCCGAAAGCCATATCATTTTTGACGCGACTGCCGGAAGGTACTTTAATGATTACATTCCCGATGCAGTACCTTATATCTCGCTAAATAAACCTTTCGGGCTTTACCAACTTACCGCAATGACAGTCAAGGATATGTGCTATATCAGATTATGCAAGATGATAGAGGAAGGCAACTTGACATTTGACGATAAACTTGCCGTTCAGACTTACACCCATCAAAACTTGAAATACAAAGTGACGGTTGAGAACGAGTTTATGGAAGAATGTTCCGTTGTGCGGTTTGACGATATGCAGAGTGGGAAGAAGCGGCTTTGGAACAAGAAGAAAATGAATCAGATGTTAGGGAAAGGCAGGTCGATGGACTTGTTAGACCCATGCGCTATGAGAATGCTTCCGTGCGCTAACATTGAATACGGGAATGAGATTCAAGCAGGGTATTACAATCACGAAGAAGAAACCAAACAAGCGTTCCATGCACAGACAGAAGGAAGTATTTACGATGAACATTTATGGTATTAGGTTAGGAAATGATTAGTTACAATGATATAAAGGATATTCTCAATTCCCTTAAAACAGAAGGAATTGAAGCAAGGGTAAGAGATGTTGCCTATTTGGTAATGTGTGATTCTTTCGTAGATAAGGATCTTGCTGCAAAGGTTGCTTACCAAGAAGATGAAAAGCCTTCAAACAAGGTGTTATCCATGCTTGCCGAGAAACTGAAACCTTTCGGCATCGGTGCTATCACTACCATATCTAAAGATGAGAACCGAGAAGCGTTGCTGAAAGAAATATCGGAGATGAAACAGATTGCTGACGATGCGAAAGCAAGTGGAGATTCAGACACTTTTATCAAAGCAAGTAAGGTCGTGTTGGATGCACGCGTGAAGCTGAACGATAAATTCAATATTGAAGAGGAAGAGGGGCAGAAGCGAATAATCGTTGTTCCGCAGAAGCACGACATTATCTGCAAATGGACTTCGAGAGAGTGTTCTGCAATGCCGAGCAAGGAAGCCTGCATGAAGTATTACAACCTAATTGATGCGGAAAAATGACACGGGAAGAGAAAAAAACATATCTATTGCGGAACGTAAATGCCTTGTTGCAGAAGAAACCGTTTTTCAGAGGAAGTGACACTTGCTCTACAAACGACTATTCCGACGGTCAGTCCGCAGCTATTACCGATACACGCACGGCAAGGCTTCCGAATGTAAAAAAGAATATCGTTTCGCAGGAAAAGTTTCTGAAAGAACTTGACCCGATGAGCCATGAGGTATTATTTGATCAAAACTTGCCGAGCATTTGCGTGAAGTTAGAAGATGGGGGATATCAGGAAATCAAGTTCCAGCGCACGGCATTAGCTTTCCAAGAACAGATACTGGCGAGCCACGTAATCTACCTTTGCGGGAATCCCTGTACATTGTCTTTAAGAGGTGGCACTCCTTCCGAGAAAGATAAAGCCAACTATTCCACAATCAAGGAGTATTGGGTAGACAGGAATATGGATGGATGGCGTACAAAGGCAGTCCGTTCGCAACTTGCAACAGGCGATGCAGGACTTCTGTTTTATTATGACTATAAAGGACGTATCAAGTGCCGCCTGATAAGTTATGAAGATGGTTACGTAATCATATCACACAATGACAACAACGGTGACAGGCTTCTTGAAAGTGTCTACTATGCCGATGCGGACGGTGTGGAATACATTGACAGTTACGATGATACCTACATGTACCGTATGCACACACCGATAGACGGTGAAGAAGCAGGCGAGGACGGTTTTGTAAGAGAACTTCCTATATTGCACGGTTTCAGCGAGATACCATTGTGTACCAAACGCGGTAATGTGGCGTGGAACAACGGCCAGAGCCTTATCGAGATTTACGAAATTATCTACAACATCTTCTTTGTCATTCAGAAACGGAACGGCTGGGGCATTCTGTATATCAAAGGCAATTTGTCAGAAACGACAAAGAAACTTGCAGGGAGTATCATTTTGCAAGACAAGTCAATGGACAATAATGGAAGTGCAGAGTTCAAAGCACCGCCCAGCCCGCAAGGTATGCTTGACAGTCTGCAAGATTTGTTTGAGAAGATACAGATAAACACCTCATGCACATTTCTTTTGCCTAAAGATGTCAAGTCAAGTGGTGACATAAGCGGACTGGCTATTACGCTGACCCGTGATTTAGATTTGAAGAATGCCCAGCAAGGGGTTATCGAGTGGCAGAATTTTGCAGACAAGATGATGCGCCTGTTCAAGGAGGGATTAGCCAAAGAATTGGTGAAAAAAGGCGAGAACGTAAACGCCATTACAGAATTTGACAAACTTCGTGTCAGCTGTAAGTTCAAGATATGGCAGCCGTTCAGCGCAACTGAGTATAACAACATGCTTATCTCAATGAAACAGGCTGGTATTCTCTCCACGAAAACGGCTATTGAAAAGAACACGGAGAGCACACCCGATGAAGAGCAACGAGTGACTAAGGAAGTTAAGGAAGCAGAAGAAAAGGTGATTGCCCAACAGCAAGCCAACAAAACGAGCAAGCAGGAAGGAGGTAATAATGAATAAACAAATGATAAACATAGATGCCAACTTCATTAAAGAGATTGCCAAAATGCAAGAGCGAATTGATGAAACAGATAACGCAATTTTCAATCTATTCATGAAGATACAAGACGTTAATCGACTTGATATTATGTATGATGGTGAGAATAGAGATCTGTACCATCACATTTATATGTTCATCGAATATGTCCTGCATAAGTTTCCAAATATATACGAAGAATTCAGAGAAAACAAACAACACAAGTAATGGAGAAACAGAGCCTATACATATACAAGCTGGATGCACATGGGGAAAAAGTCAAGTTTCCCAACGAAACCATGTCTGCAAAGCTGGGTGAATACACTTACACGGCACAGCGCATGGCCGGCACTCCTACGCTTACCGCCACGCTCAACTATCCGTCTTGCTTGGATGAAGAGTGGACTGGAGAGGAATTTGTGGAATTCAGAGGTGAGAGATACTATGTCGACCAAACCCCTACATCTTCAAAGGACAACAAAAGCATTATGTATAAGCATGAACTCCAGTTCGTTTCAGAACGTATCGTATTGGAGAACGTGTATTTCATGGATGTGGTGACAACTGGAACAGATACTTATCATTCCAACTCTACTTCTGTGAAGTTCATGGGAGACATAAACGAGTTTGTAGGTCGCCTTAACGCTTCAATGGCAAAATCGGGTATCGGATATTCGGTAATCATAGATGATGATATTACTTCCGATTCCAAACTTGTTTCACTTGACAATGTGTACCTTGCAGAAGCGTTACAATCCATATATACCATATACGAACTTCCTTATTACTTTGTAGGTAAGGTTTGTCACATAGGATATACAGAGAATGTAATTTCTACTCCCTTCGAGTATAAGAAAGGGCTTGTATCAATAAAAAAGACAAACGCCAATTATAAAATTGTCAATCGCGTTACTGGTATTGGTAGCTCTGACAACATTCCTTTCTACTATCCGAATGATGATGAAAAAGGTACTATAGAACGTACACAAAACCTTATGCCTTCCATTTACAGACAAACAAATGGAGCAGAAAGATTCTACAATGCGCTTAACGACACGTATAAGATACCCGGTACAAATGATTACTACTCTTTCAAAAATACATTTTCTTCTAAGAAGGTAAAAGAGATAAAGGTAGATTTCAGCGATATAAAGCCTACTATAGAAAATGTGACAAACGCTTCGGGACAGTTATTTGGTGAGATTGCGGATATTGCTTTTGATGCTAATGATAGTGACGAACTCGGAACCGGAGAAGGGAATAATATATTCAATGATACAGATGAGTATGTACATTCTTATTTCTACATAAAATTACATATATATAATGGAGATTACGGCTTTAACCTGTTCGAACAGGGTTTGGAGGGTGGCACAGCTGTAATCAATATGACTACGGGTAATTGCGCTACTTGCGAGTTTGAAATAGGAGTTACCTATAAGGACAATGAACCGGAAAGGGCATTCAACCCTGTATTGGTGGATTCTTCCGGGAACTTACCGGCAGGAGATTTTGAGCAGAAGGTTACTTCACAACCATCCCAATATGTAGAAAGCCAACAAAACACTTCTACAAATGAAGTTTGGATTGCAGTAAAAAAGGACAATACCACTTTCGGAATTGTTATGCCTAATGCCACCAATAACTATAAGCCTTCTGTCGGGGATAAATTTGTGATTACAGGCATTAAGATGCCCAAGTCCCTTGTACTCGCTGCTGAGAAGAGATTGGATGAAGCATTGATAAAGTATATGTCAGAGAATAATGACGAAAAATTCACATTCTCCGTCAATTTTTCCAGAGTATTTCTTGCAGACAATATTCAATTAGCAGAATTACTAAATGAGAATGTTCGCATGTATATAAAATACAACGAACATGAGTATCTTATGTATGTAAATTCATTTACTTGTAAAGCGGACAAAAATTGCTTATATGACATATCTGTTGAATTAACAGACAAATTATCTGCAAATGTTTCTGCATTACGAAGTACTATTACAGAAATTGCAGGCGATATCATAGGTAATACATTGGGAGGGAATAGTATTTCTACTACTGATATCTTAGCAAAAGTCTCTCGACATTTTCTCAGTAAAACACAAGATGACCGTACCCCGCACAAATTATCCTCTGACAAAGCTTTTGAAATAGGGAAATTTGTCAGTGGTAGTACAGGTGGTATCATAATGGTTGATAAGGAAACAGGTCAAACCTATGCGGAGGTTGATAAACTGAAAGTCCGCATGAAAGCCTATTTCGAATCATTGGAGATACAAAATGTAAATTCTGTAGGTGGAAAGATAGTTCTAACTCCGGGTGGTGCTGTTACGCTTATTGATGTTTGGACCAAGGGCACCATTGAACAAACGCCCATACTTTCAATGGCAGACGGGAATCCTATATTGCTTGCAGATGGCAGTGAACTCCAATTGATGGATAAAGAAACGGTAGACAATGGCGTCCCCGAAGGCGTGTACAGATGTTTCTTCCTTGCCGAGCAGGACGGTGTGGAAGTGGAGAACCGCTTCCGTGCAGGTTTCCAGGTACAGAGCAAAAACTTCAACATACAAAAACCGGGAGAATACCAACAGGTAGCGAACCATTATTATTGGCGTTTATGTGTAGGGGCAAGCAAAGAGCCTATCAATGTCGGCATATACAAATTACACTATATTGACCTCAGCATGGCGGATTGCGACACAGGCAGTGACATTCCGGCAAAGGGTGATACTGTAGCCCACCTTGGTGCACGAATCAAATGGAAAGGCATTGACAATAAGGACGTGACGGATGAAAGCAATATTGACGCACAGAATGCCATTGTTTTCTCTTCTACCGATGTGTTCAGCCCGAGTGTTACTCTGTATCACGGTATAGACTCCTACTCCTACTTGAACAAGGAGTATGTTGAGTATGGCGTAGACAAAACTAACAACAAGGCGTTTTTCCATGTATACGGTGATGCGTATATTGGGGACCGTGATGGTAACAGCTTTGTTAAGTTCACCCAAGGTGAAGGCGTGGAATTGAAAGGAAAACTGTCGGTCGGTACTACCATCGGCAATGGAGACACCATCGAAGATGCTCTCAAAAAAGCATCTGAAAAGTACATTGAGGATTTAGACCCTCTGAAAGAGTACATCAAGCAGGAAATAGATAATATCCAGAATCAGGTTGACGGTGCGATAGAAACATGGTTTTACGACCCGGTACCCACCCTTGAAAATCTTCCCGCATCCGATTGGGATACAGATGAGAAGAAGAACAATCATTTGGGAGACCTCTATTACAGCAAGGAGGGGAAAGCATACCGGTTCCAATATGAACAAGAAAAGGGATGGTATTGGAATGCCATTACCGATACGGATATTGTCAAGGCTTTGGAAAACGCTCAAAAAGCACAGGATACCGCAGATGGGAAAAGACGCATCTTTGTGAGACAACCGCAGAATTCGGACGCATACGACATAGGTGATATGTGGGTAAATGCGACCTATGGTAGCACTTACAAGGACGATATGCTCAGAGCGAACACTTCAAAAAAGGCAGGGGAAGCATTTAGTATCTCACATTGGGAGCTTGCATCAAAATACACTGATGACACTTTGGCGCAAGAAGCAAAGAAAATAGCCGAAGAAACGAAGAAAGCGGCTGAAAAGCTGGACAGTACTGTAAGTTCAATGAAGGACTTTACCGATGAAGCATTCAATGATGGTATCGTAGACAGAGGGGAAGCGGCTGCGATTAAGAAATACCTGAATAATATTGATTCCATCAAAAACGATGTAACAGAATCCTATAATAAGATTATAGAGAATGAGCTTCTTGATGAAGGCGTGGTAAAGACGGAGTTGGAAACTGCGTACCGCTTGTTCAATAACTCGGCACAGGAGCTTATAAACACCATTAACGGTGTGATTCAGGACGGTAAGACCACAGCGACCGAAGTGGCTATGGTGGATGGCAAGTATTCAGCGTTCAACTTGAAGTACGGTGATTTTATTGCCAATGTCAATGCCGCGAACAATTATATACAGGGCAAGCTTAACGAATCCATCAAGGAAATATCGAAGAATATAGGAGATATATCCTATCTGACGAAAGCACTTAAGGAATATACCAATATTGAGGGTGGTCTTATTCAATCCTCATTGTTAGCTTTAGGATACACCTCGGAAAGCGGTTTCAAGATAATGAGCGGCACGAATGGTGTATACCAATCCGACAAGCGTGGCGGAGGTATTGCTTCCTGGTGGGGAGGTTCCATGCTGGACAAATTCGATTACCCGGAAAGCAGCGTGCCGGAAAACGTTGCCAAAGGTCTTGTACGCTTTGACGGTACGGGTTACTTTGCCAACGGTGCACTTTGGTGGGAAGAAGATGGTACACTCCATGCAGACCCGTTGTCATTCTTTGTCGGTGAGGAAACGGTCGGTGTATTACTGTCGGCATTTAAGTTCTTGCGCTCGGCAGAATTTAAATATATATTGGAACCTCAATATCCGTTCACTCATATAAAAGCCATCAATTCTGTCCAAATCGGTAATGCCCTGCTGAAATATGACGCGACCAATAATGCCGTATATGTAGAGAAGGATGATGGGTCTATGGTTAATTTCTACGCTACGGGCGACCTTGCTGCGTTCGGTTCGACAACCGGTGGTGGAAGTGGTGCAACCTCATTGGGCATGCTGGACGATGTAGACCTGGTTACTCCTCTATCGGAAGGACAGGTATTGACGTATGATTCGATTAAAAACAAGTGGACGAATAAAAAAGGCGGTGGCGGTTTGGATATAGACGCCATGTGGGAAGAGCTTGCCAAGTCTGACACGTCCAAGAGAATCCATTTTTCCCACATACCGGACTTGGGCAGTGTATATGCCAAGCAGGTAAAGCTGGGCACGACTGCTTATAATGTATCCAATGGGGTGATATCTCTTCCTGCATACCCGACAAAACTGTCCCAATTGGAGGATGATATTATAACAGGAAAGTATCTGCCTTTGGCAGGCGGGACGATAACAGGCGATTTGGCAGTTAATGGTGAGGTTGATTGTAACGTCATTGGTGAAAATGTTAATGATGCTCACGATGGGGATAGTCCTTGGTATGGAATCAGATTCACCGGCGGTGCAAGCGGAATGGATATATCAGGATATTATGGTATTGGATTCTACACCAATAACGGCAGAATGATATACTTGGGTAATAATCGGTCGCACATAGTTAATCTGTATGCGGAGGGTAATGTTAATACCGATTCTTCATTTATCTCTAGCATGACAGACCGTTGGCAATTACAATGGCCGATATACTTCAACCCGGACAATGCCGTATTCAGGGCTAACCAATTATCCTTGATGATGCACGACTCCTGTAGACCGATTCTTAGCTGGAAGGATACACTGGACGGTGTTGGATGGCAGACAAGATACACCATTGGCACGTATCGTCCTGATTACGACACATGGGGAACCATGCTGATAGCAGTGTCGAATGATGATGGAGGTAACAGCCCGGGGATTAGATTGGAGCTTGAAGCCTCTAATAACAGGGCGGTTGTCCAGGGTTCGTTCCTTGCAAGCGGTGAGGTTGCCGTTTATTCGGACGCCCGCTTAAAGTCATGTATAAAACCGCTACGGAACAGAGGGTTCATCACCCCTGTCAGTTATATCAAGGATGGAAAGGAAAGTATAGGGTTTATCGCACAGGACATGATAGAATTGTATCCTGAGTTGGTATCTAAGGACAGCTCGAAAGAACACTACCTGTCCGTGAACTATGCCCAATATACGGCAGTATTGCAGGCGCAGATAATTGAGCTGCACAAAGAGATTGATGATTTGAAACGTAAATTTATAAATTAAAAACTATGGTTACATTATTGATTGTTTCGATTATTCTGTTTGTATCCTATATCGGATATACAGTCGGGATGTATGGCATCCCTGCAAGTATCAGTGACACATACTATCGGCTTGGAAAGAAGGGTTGGCTGTTCACGCTCTTCTGCCTTGCCGAATCTTCCCTGCTGGTTGCATCGTTCATCGAAGCCAGCAAGGAAGAATACCAATTCCTGGCGTTCATTGCAAGCGCATCATTGGCGTTTGTCGGTTCTGCTCCTTTGTTCAAGGAGGATTATAACCGCAATATCCATTATGTAAGCGCGGGAATCTGCGCGCTTGCCTCTCTTGTATGGCAAGTGCTGATGAGTTTTTGGTACGTCCCTCTTATAACCTTCCTTGGCGGTGTAATCGTATTGGCATGCCTTAAGTTCAGGAAGCCTGTGTTTTGGATGGAGATGTGTGCCTTTATCTCGACTTATATAACCCTGTTACTGCTCTATTGATATGGCTAACTCGAATAACGTAATTACGTCTCCTGTCAATCTGAGGAGTGACGTTGCTTCCGTTCTTGGGACGTCTGAAACGAATGTGAGCGGGTTATGCACGAGCCATGAGATTAATATGTGGTCAAGATGCAAGCCTGTCCATATTGCCTCTGCCGCTCCTGACAGGAGCATGCCATCTGACGGTGAAGGAGCTTGGTGGAAAGGCTCGATGAGGAATTGCGGCATTAAGCCGCCCCCTGTAGCGTCTTATGAGGAAATCCCCAAGCTGTATACGGGAAACAAGATGAACGGATACATCTATGAGAGACCTTGGGGCGGAAGTGCGAGTCCGTACAGGTTGGCAGATTTCTTGCTTTACAAGCACGATGCGCAACCGCCGTTCCATAGCTTCTATTGCGATTCCAAGGTGTCTATGTATGGCTCTATATCGTGCTCTCTTGCTCGAAATGTTACTACCGCAGATAAATCAGGTCCCGGTTCGGTTGAGCTGTCTGACATGGAATTCGCGACAAATCTTGATGAATGGTGGTTTGGGGCGATGTTGGTTGACTCGTCCAACAGAATTGTGAGGAAACTGGCTAATGTCAGAGCGGGGGTTACATTAGAGATGCCTGCCAATGGTCTGACACTTGGTCAATACTACGATGTATATCCGTTTTTTTGTATGAATAAGATTGAAAGTATCATCGAGGCGGATAAGGCTAATCTGTTTTTGCCTGTCATGAACTGCTCTCCCGGCAGGGTTAAGTATGTATCGGAAGAAGAAGCGGGCGGTTTGGTAATCAATCTGACTGCCGAATATGTGACTAACTCAATGACCGGGCTTAACACTGCGGTTAAATGGAATCTTAAACTTACGTATTATTCAGTCGGTAGTAAAACGCTTACTAATAATTGGATTACACTAAGGCGTGTGGTTTCGGATGAAGATATGGGCAGGGAAAAATTACAGGATTTCAATCTGATTCAAGACAGAACGGTTGAAATATTCGGGACATTTAGCTTAACTGATTTTCTTGGCGAGTACTACGTATATCTACAGCTTAATACGAACGAGTACACGAAGAAGGCGTTCCCGCTCAAGCTTGACCCGAACCCCGGACCGATACATTAAAGAATATACTAATCATTAAATTATACAGATATGGAACTGATAAGAAAAAAAGAAAGTATTACAAGGCTTTATGAAAACGGTGAGGTCTCAAACAACACAACCAATGATATCCAATATATCGTATTGGATGGAGATGCTTATGTTGGAACAGCCTCTATCATGCCCACAGGGTTTACCATGACAGTAGGCATGAAAGCTCCCATCGAAGATATAGAGAGTATGCTTAGAAGCATATTGTCTTCCATCCCCAAGGAAGGAGGCGCAAAATGAAAATCAACGAAATCATCAGAAAAATGAGTTTTTTGCAGCTCGTGCCGCTGAAATCGGATGAGGGTGCGCCTCTCGCCAATAAAACGAAGGTGAAGATAATCTTGAATTTGGTAGCTTACGAAAAGGCAATGGAGAGCTTTAACGAGGATATGCGCGGTATCTATGCCAGGCTGAAACCCGAAGGTTATGATGCCCAAGCCTTTCCACGAGTGAATGAATTGGAGAAGAAAGAAAACATAAGTAACGAAGAAAAACAGGAACTTGAGTCGATTAAGCAGAGTGAGGAATACCTCTCTTATGTTGATATGAAAAAAACACTGATGCGTGAGTTTGAAGAGGCAAGAGAATGCGCTTCGGCAGACAATGACTATACAGTCAGCGAAAGGGCACTCACAGACGATGATTTGGTTTCCATTGCGGAAGTTATCCCTACGGATAAGGAGTTTGCAATCGGCAGGAATGAAGATGGGGAAATCAAGGTTAATGGCATCACCGTATTGGCGGAGATTGGCAGAATGTTTATAATGTAAAACAATAATTATGGCTGGAAAAACGATTAACGAGCTTGACGCACGGACAACACCGAACGGCAAGGAGAACATACCCTTCCAGGAAGGGGATACAAACGGAAGATTATCTACCGATACGTTGAAAAGATACGTGGCACCTGATTTAACACCTTATCAGAAAACCGTAGACGCTGATAAGAAGTATCTGTCTGCCGAAGCTATTGACGATATAACATCAATATTATAGTTATGAGAATCAATTATCAGTCCGATTTTAAAATCATAGAGAAAAATCTGAATGGAGACCTGAAAACTCCTTTCCGGTTTACTTATCAGACAGCATTGTCGAAACCCGTTGTTGTCTCTTTTGACGGACACGACTACAAGAACTGTCGCAGGCTGGATGATGGAAGCCTGCTGGTTGTGTTTGATAATCATGGCATGCGTCCGGGCAACCTGACGGTCAGACGCGAGTATTACCTTACTGATGCTGATTTCGCTGATGGTATCTGTAACCTTGTATCCATGGAGTTTACAGGCATCGTTCTTGTCAATGGCAAGTCTGATGACAGTACAGGTACAATTGACGTTTATCCAAACTACCAGAAAGGTGATAAGGGAGACCCAATGACATGGGAATCCATGACAGAGGAGCAGCGTACCGAATTAAAGGACTCTGTGGTAAAGGATGTGCAGAATGGGATGCTTTCTTCCTCTCCTATTTCCGATAAAGAATACGAAGATGTATTGAGTGGTTCCTTTTAATCGGGAACCGATAAGAATAGATTTACAAAATTAAAATAAGAATTATATGGCTAAAATTCATAAACTTACCAAAGGCGGGCAGACTATTTACCCTGCTACAACCACTGATGCGGTGGTACATCCGGCTTCGCGTAAAAACCTTACGGAAGAGCTAGCCGAATTGAATGAGCGAATTCTTGATGAAACAAAACGTGCACAAGCAGCTGAGGAAGTCAACGCAACCGCTATCGAAGCACTGGCAAATGAGCTGGAAGCCTTGGGTGCATGTGGATTCGCAAGAGTAAACGGAAGTGCGGACCCGGATGCACAGGTTACATTTGGGAACACATCAAAACTTCGCTCGTTGGCGTCACATCTGCATCTTGGAGTGTTTAAGAATGGCAAGTTGTTAAAACAATGTGCACCGGGAAGACTTACTCAATCTGTCGATGGCAGGGATATTGCCATAGACGGAACTGATGGAGATGTGATGAACTTCACCGATTGCGATTTATATTACTTACGCACCACCTGCCAATATACGCCACAGGGAAGTACGGAAGGAGAATATAACATCGTGGCATTGTCCTTGCTGCCCTTTGGTATCGGAGGGAAGCAAGCAAAGCGAATCAGACCGTTTGCCATCGTCCCCGGTGAATGTGTTACCGCCAAGTTGGAAGGTGATGTAAGAAATTGCGCCCATTATGTCTATAATAAGAACGCAATCGGGACATACACCGAACCTTTGAAGATATTCAAAAAAAGCTACAAAACAAGTGGTGGAGGATTCCCGACACAATATGTGTCCGCAGTACAAGCAATCAAGAATGCACAGGCAAAGAATGCAGACGAAGCGACCAATCGTCCATATATGGGAATGTATTATGAGTTCTATGAAATCATTATTTGTCTGATGAGTTTTGAGATAGGCACATGGGCACATACCCGGTTAAACCTGTTTGGTGTAGGTTGTACCACTTTGGATAGTGTTGATGCACAAACATTTGCAGATAATGAAATTTCTGCAAATAGTGGATGGAAGGCGATAGCCGGAGGTACAGTTAAATACATTAATTTATTAGGCGATAAAGCAGTGTCTCTATCAGGTTCATCTGACAAACAGCGTTTGATTGGTGGAGTAACAGGAAACTCATGGTACGGATTCTTAGAAATAATGGAAGCCCAAAGACTATTGAACGGCATATCCAAGGCAGGACTCGTGTCAAAGATAGGAAGTATTGGGAATATATTCTTTCTAGACCCGGAAGGCAATGTGTCATGTACAACCGATGGTTCTGTCAACCTGTCTACGGGCGCAGGCATGGAAGCCTGCAAGCATTACTACGTGGTGAGAAATGTCCCCGGATGTGAAGGAATGGCAGACGGAGTAATGACAGCCGTTGTAAACTCTTACACCAAGATGGAGTTTGCTGACGGTGTTGCATGGTCTGACGGTACGGTAATGGATTCAGGAGTCGGCATTCTGAAACGATCGATTCCTATATATAGAGGTTGGAATCTTCCGTTAGTTGGATTATTTCGCATACTAGATGGAGCATATTACATTGCCAGAAAGGATTCTGAAGGTAATAATCTTCCTGTTCAATTCCGTTGCGCATCAAATGTGAACAGAATTCCTGCAAGAACTACTTATACATATCGTGTTCCTGACAATGAAGAATGTGACATGGAAAGAGGTTTGGATCTAAAGAAGGAATATTCGGGAATAAATCTTCCTGTCCTTTATGAACAATGGGTAAAGAAATCAGATTATGATTTTTCGCTTTTCTGCGCGGAGACTGTTGAGGGGGGGGCTCGTAATTATGAAAATGCTTATCTATGGTTGTACATCAACGATAATATAAACGCAGGGGAACGCAGTTTGCATAGCACTGCTGTCGGCTGTTTTGCTCAAACCAACAACGCCTCAATTCGCACAGCAAGTTGCAGTAACTATGCTGACGCTAAAGCAGATTCTTACGCTGGAGCTTTCGCTATCCCTTTTATCGAATTATAACAGAATGATTATGAAAACAGAAAGAAATGAATTTGATGTGTGTATGCCTTTAATAACCTATTCAGGCAAGAAGGCATTGGTATGCGTCAATGAAGAAACGGTTACTTATCCTGCGATGGAAGGTACTGTAGAAAGGACAGCATATATATATGATACATTATGGGTAGACTGTGATACGAATGATGAAGAGTCGGTAAGAAAATCATTGGTCCGGGAACTGGAGAAAAGCATCAAAGAATATGATGTGTCTGACCATGTGAACGAATTTACCCTTGCCGGCAAGAAGATGTGGCTCTCCAAGGAAATGCGTGTAGGTCTGATGAACAGCATCAACATTGAGAAGAGTACCAAAAAGACTGATACCGTTCTTTGGCTTAAGGGGATTAATTACACCATCCCAATAGATGTGGCACTACAGATGCTTGCCCAATTGGAGTTGTATGCATTATCATGCTATAATGTCACACAGCAGCATCTATCCGAGGTATCCGGATTAAGTACGCTTGAAGAGCTGATTAATTATGACTATACCCGTGGCTATCCGAGCAAGCTTGTGTTTAATCTTGATTAGGCTAAGATAGGGAAATTCCCTGCATACCTTCTCAGGCTGGCAGGGAATAAAGATTAGCTTTCTCGTCCGGTTAACAAGGTTTTGCAAATATAACATTAAAAATTAATCCGACAAATGATTAGTGCAATAGTTAGAGATGGCATCGATAAGAGCGTAGCCGGAGGATTGGCAGGAATAGCTACCGCATTCGTTCAGGAGAGCATAGAACACATGATTCCGTGGCTGATAGTGTCTGCTGCCGTGATTATATGTGATTTAGCCTGCGGGCTGAGAAAGAGTATCATAATGGGCGAACAGGTCCGGTTCAGTCGGGCGGTAAGGCGAACCATGGGCAAGATGGTTACATACTTTAGCTTTGTTTTCATGGTGGTTATGATAAACAAGGCATCGGGCAGCCGTTACGATATTGATATGTATTCCTGCCTGATGGTATGTTTTTTGGAAATGTGCTCGATTATCAGCAACATACTTAAGCCGAAGGGAATCGAGCTGAATATTGTCGAAGCGTTCAGGCTGATTTTCGGCAAGACATTAAAAGTTGACAAAGAAGATATTAAAGAAGTAATTAAGGAGGAAAAGAAATGAAATTTTTTACAATTGCGGAGCTGTGCAAGTCCACGACTGCCGACCGCTTGGGTATCAACAACAGATGCAGACAGGAGCATGTAACGGCTCTTACTGCCTTGGTGGATAACGTGCTGGACCCATTACGCACATGGTGGGGAAAGCCTATAACAGTAAACAGCGGTTATCGCTGTCCGGAGCTGAATGAAGCCGTCAAGGGAAGCAAGTCTTCTCAGCACATGAAGGGTGAAGCAGCCGATATTGACACAGGAGACAGACAACAGAATAAGCTGTTGTTTGAGTATATCCGCAAGAATCTGCCTTATGACCAGTTGATTGATGAGAGCAACTTCGCATGGGTACATGTAAGCTTTAGGGCAGATGGTAAGAATCGGAAACAGGTATTAAGTTTATAAAATCTACAATTATGGCATTAAAGGATATAACCGGCAATTTTGCAGCATCCGGCTCCAATCAGGAGTATAAGTTTCAGCCTGCTGCGTCTACATTTGGTTTGCAATTGGTATTCGATACACATCCGTCCAAGGTGGTATTGTATCAGAGTTTGGACGGTGAGAGTTGGGTGGCGTTTGAAGTCGATTACGGTGTTGGGTCGATTTGGCAGAAGAACATCGAAGGTGTCATTGGTGAGCAGCATATCAAGATTCAGTGCAATGTTAAGCCTGTCAAGGCATTAATTTTGGAGTGATATGAAGGTTAACACAATATCTTTAAATTCGGTGCGGTTGAATACAATCGCACTGAATCACATTGGCGAAATCCGTTCGAGTGGCGGTGGTTCCAAGCCTTCCCCTATCCCTCAATGGATAAGGGAGCATGTTGTCTTTTATTATGACGTAAAGAAGCAAGGTGCGACCAACGAAACATTGAAGGAGTCTGCTTACTTGCAGGACTTGTCGGGTAAAGGAAGACGGATGAAGTTAAATAACTTCTTGTTCAATGGCATGTCGGGTATAGATGGATATAAGAATATGCCTTTTAATCAAGATAAAGGCATTGAATTTGAAACGATACACGACAGATATGTAAGAGGTAAATTGTCTAAATCAAACGGTACGGGGTTTGGCTTTTATTATGTACAAAATTATAATGGGAATATATTGCATGTTAATTGGCATGTAGAAGGAATAAAGGATGACAATAAAGTATACGTAATGCAATTTAATACTCAATATGATTTAAAAATTGAATTACATAATGGCGATAATCAAGTTGCATTCGATATTACAGACTCGCCAAGTCCTAATTATAGATATATCACTTTAGTTGCTGACCAACCCTACTCCACAGACATCACTATTACTCAGATACCCGAATATCCCGGTGCATTAGTGACAGATGGTGTAGATGATTACGGATTGGTAGAGAATCTGAGTAGTGGGGTGAAGATGCTGTTTATGACGGTTAATCCGATGATGCTCGATAGATGTTTATATGACCAACGCTTTACATCAGGTTGGCATTTATTTGCAGTAATTACTTCAAGTGATAAGATTGCTTATAATAATTATAATACTAAAGGAAAAACTTATATTAACGGCGTATTGAATGAAAGTCAAACTTCCAATGAGCTTCAAAGCAAGAAACAAATTATAACGGCAGTAAATTCAGGAGTAAATGAAACCAACTCGTTAAGTCCTTTCTTTTTCAAAATAAGATTAGGTGGTTTATATATGAAATGCGCCTTCTACAACTCCATAGCCTTCGACTCCATACCAACAGAGGCAGACGGATTCACAGAGCAAGAATTAATTGATTACGTATTAACTAATATAATTGGACAATGAGATATACAATCGTTACGATAGAATGGCTGACCCAACATGGACTGTTGGCTATGCCGACAATGCGAAGCAACGCAGACGGCACCAAAGTAGTGCTGCATGAAGAATTTGTTAACCTTTTCCCAAGGGACTCCTTCCCCACCTACAGAATGGACGACCCCGAATTCGTACAAATCATGGAATCGGAAGAATGGAATCACGAACCGCAACCTTATAGTGCTGATTACATATTGGCTGCATCCGCACAAAACATGGTGGAATCCGCCAAAAAACAGATACAGACATTCAGCCTGACAGACAGCGAATCCTTGAAAGTTAAATCGCTGTATCCCGATTGGGCGGAATATATAGACGAATCCTTATCCAAGGGAATGAAGGTTAATTACAAGGAACACCTGTATAAGGTCCGACAAGATATCCCTATGGTTTTGGAAAGCCAATATCCCGGCATGGCTACGGCAGCACTCTACGAAGTGGTTGTAGAGACTGCATCAGGCACCAAGGATGACCCTATACCCTATACACCTCCTATGGAGATATTCGAGGGCAAGTACTATACTCAGAATGACGTATTGTATATCTGCACAAGGGACAGCGGTCAGGCATTGACCCATGACTTAAGCAGCTTGGTAGGGTTGTATGTTAATGTTGTAAGCTTATGAGAACCATAATTTATTGTGTCATATTGCTGACGTTGGCAATATGCTCATCATGCCGGAGTGTAAAGTATGTGCCTGTTGAAACTGTACGTGTAGACAGTTTGTATCTCACCATCCACGAGAGAGATTCAATCCACATTAAGGATTCTATCTACATTCGTGAGAAGGGTGATACAGTATTCGTTGAGCGATGGCGCACGCAGTACAGGGATAGAGGAAGAACAGATACCTTATATGTTGACCGTGTACGCGAAGTTCAAGTTCCTTACCCGGTAGAAAAAGAGCTAACATGGTGGCAGGAAGTCAAGATTAATTTTGGTGATTTTTCTTTAGGTATTATCTTTGTATTGCTGTTTATTATTATTTGGATGATAAAAAAGAAAGGAGGTTCAAAATGAAATAGGACACTATACCGAGGATTATCCTCACAACGCTACGAGTAGAAGCGTAGCGATTACTCAAAAAATAACAAAAGCAGTTCTTTCGGGGGCTAAGAATTAAAAAAAAAGCCCCCAACATACATCATATTAATATTGCCACATAAAAACATGATAAAGCATAAGATACCTGATGTTGGGGGCTAATATCTTCAACATAAATATCTTATGCTTTGTTCATCAAAATCTCATGTTTTATGTGGCGAGGCAAAGATAAGCATAAAAATTAGAAAAAACTATGTGCAAATCAGAAATCTTTGCCAAGATAATTAATATTGTTTCAAAAGAAACCGAAGTGCCTGTAGACCAAATATTATCCTCTGATAAAAACATGGAAACAGTGGATGCCCGGTATCTTCTTGTGTCTCTCCTGTCTGAAAGCGGCATGTACCCTTCACAAATAGCCGTTCATATCCACAAAACCAAACGTGCCGTTAACTACATGATATCAAATTTCTATGAGAGGATGGAAAGTGGGAAAATGTTGAGAATATATTGGGATAATATAAAGAAATCATTGGGAAACAACTGATTTTACATAAGTTACAACATATGTACTTTTGCATACGGTCAATTTTGACCGGGATACAAAATACAAATACTTATGGAAAGAACTTATGTTTTTAATTCAGACGGAGGCAATGGAGGTTCAGGCGGTAGCAAGCTTGACATTACCGCCATGCTTCCCGGAATGTTTGGGAACAAGGGGATAGACCCTAACCTGCTTGCCTTGATGAATAACGGCAACGGCTTTGGAGGACAGGACGGATGGTGGAGCATTATCTGGCTTGTTGTGATAGCAAGTATCTTTGGATGGAACGGCAATGGTGGCGGTTTGTTCGGTGGACGTGGAGGAAACGGAGCTAACGGACTTCCGGCAGAATTGGCAGGAAACGCAGGACGCGAATTGTTGATGCAAGCTATTCAGGGTAACGGTAATGCTATCTCTCAATTGGCTTCTTCATTCAACTGCTCTACCCAACAGGTTCAGACAGCATTGTGCAATGTGCAGAATAGCATTACACAAGTAGGTAATCAGGTGGGATTGTCAACCAACCAGATTATTAATGCTATGCAGTCAGGCAACCAGTCTATTCTTACTCAACTTGCCGATTGTTGCTGCAAAACGCAAACAGCTATTGAAAGACAAGGCTATGAAGGACGTTTGCAGAATTGCGAATCAATGAATGCCCTTACCAATACAATGAACAACAATGCATTGTCATTGCGTGACGGTGCTACTGCAAATACGAATGCTATCCTTGCCAAACTTGATGCAATTCAAAATCAGGCATTACAGGACAAGATTGCATCTCTTACTGCGGAAAAGGCTACTTTAACAGCCGAAATATCCCAGCGTAATCAGAACGCCACTATCCTGAGTGCAGTAGGACAACAGATTGCTCCTTTGGCAGCCGGATTGCAGGCATTACAAGGAGACGTTGATGGAATCAAATGCAAGCTCCCCAATACTGTGAGTGTTCAATACCCCAATTTAACCGCTATTAATACAGATTGTTTCCGCGCAGCCGCCTACGGTGCATATATGGGTGACGCTGTATACGGACGTAGTGGATGTGGTTGCAACAACTACTGGGGTTAATCCGGTAAGAAAGGAGGTAGATATGTGGCCTAACTTTTTTACAGGATTCCCATCCCTATTCCCATCAATCGGAAGAACAAATTTCAACACTCTTCCTACGGTGGCTGTGACCGTCGGCACGGAGAATGTTACTTTGGAACTTCCTAACCACGCATTCCGTAACAGGGATTATGTTGGAGGATTCTATATCAGCCTCCGTCAGGCTATACCTGCCGGCACGACTGCAACTCTTCCGATACTGATAGGGACTAATGGGGACACAAGACCGTTGATGGCTTATAACAATGAGCCTGTGACTGTTGAAAACTTAGCCGGAACAGGCATCTATGAAATTCACTATAACAAGTACACCAACGAATTGTATCTTGTTAATGGTGGATACAGACCGACAACGGCTCCGGCTCCTACAGCAGAAACAGCTTCTTTAAGGAGCAAGTAATAATTAACATGGAGTTTTGTGGTGATTTCCAAAATGGAAATAGCCACACTCCTTTAAAATCAAACAATCATGTTTCAGAACTTACGAGCAAACAGCCAATTGTATGTACTTCACAAAGAAGCCAAACATTATATAGAAACAGCCTCAGTGGTCAGTGTGTCAACCCCAAGAGCCAAATATCCAGTGGCACAACCATTTGCTTCTCCTCAGGTGGAAATGGTGGTGGACGTGGTGGCTTCCATTAATGGGCAGAATACAACTTTCCAGAACCTTCCTGCCGGAGGAGATATAGCGGACTTCGGGCAGAACGGCAATATTGTAATATCATGTTCACGTGATGCGATGAACAATGAAATATCCATGATAAAGCAGAAGAGACTGGAAAGGGTTAACAGCAGAGACTATGACCTTAGTGTGATAGCGTCCTGTGATGAGATGCTGACAATGATCAACCCCGAATTTGCAGAGAAGCAACGACAGGAGAACGAGATCAATACGCTGAAAGGGCAAATGGCTGAAATGAGCAAGAACATGTCTGACCTTATGGAATTGAACAAACGGCTTATGGAACAGCTCGGAGTGGTTGAAACATCCAAAACAAAGAAATGATTATGGGAATGTGGGAAATATTAGAAGAAGGGCGTGACGATTACGGACGCGGCTTCGGTATGAGAGGTGACGAAGTGGAGGAAGCCTACAAGGAAGGCTGCCGCAAAGGTTACGAAAAAGCCATGAGAGAGATGCGCGGAGAGATGGGTTTCCGTGATGGTGGGAGAAGTTATTCAGGTGGTGGAAGCTCATCCGGCATGGATGAACGCAGATACCCCGGATACTTTCCTGAATATCCGCGTATGGATGAAATGGGCGAACGCAGACGCAGACGCTCTAACGGTGAATTCTATTAATAACAGGAGGGGTGAAACGCCCCTCTTTTTAAATTAAGGCTATGGAACAAAGATTAGATACATATAGCAAATTCCCATCAGGAATGCAAGAATACCTGGAATCATACGGATTCCATTTCAGTAAAAAACTTTACGAATGGGCTGTTTCAAAAATGAAAGTGAAAGACGAGGCAACAGGCAAGGAAAAGAAACTTGACCCTTGGAGTAAAGATGAGGTGGACGATATGCTCAAAGCAAACGGAATTACCATCGAACACGACAAAGGATATGACGTTGCCTATGTTGCAAATATGTTGAAAGCGGATTTTTTCAAAAAATCATTGGTTGACGAAGCACATTTGTGCAAACACATAAAGTGCTACCTTGATGATATTGATGGGGACCCTTGCAGGGCGTTTGATGAATTCTTTGCCACCTGCATCGGTAAAGGAGTTCCTGTAATTTGGTCTGATGTTATATGATTGTTCAGGAGTTCTACATACCGAAATATGGGGATTGGCACGTCAAGGTGTATTATGCGGTACACACTTATTGGGCTAAGGAAATCATTACCGACCTGTACCGTATAGGATGCAGGGGGGATTCCCTCAAACGTGCGTATCGCAACCTGACAGAAGGCAGGATGAATACCGGACTTACCTATTCGGACTACAGGAGAAGAGAGACGGTAATGGTGCTCTCTTTGACTTCTACCCCCGAACAGTTTCAAAATTCATGGGATCACGAAAAAGGTCATTTATGCCGGCATATCTCCAAGGCTTTCGGAATTGACCCTTATGGAGAGGAAGCACAATATCTCAGCGGATATGTCGGTCAGAAGATGTTTCCTGTTGCCAAGAAATTCTTGTGTGAACATTGCAGAAAGGGAATGGAAAAATAATAATCGAACAGAAGCGTTCTTTGACTTGTTGGAATTACCGCTAAATTTAAAGTGTTAATAGCCATCTTTGGTATTGTCATATTGATATAATTGCCTATATTTGCGTCATATAGGAGTACTGGTATGTACAACAGCATTATCTTGCACTATAATAAGGAATTTACAGGAATACCGTAATTAGATATCCTTCTGTAAATATTAGTATTATTTTCTTGTACTATGAATAAGGTAATTAATATTCCAAATGCGGATAGAGATGAACGGATAGGTAGTGTTTTTAACCATTTATTTTCTGTCATTTTTGCGAATGAACAAATAAGGGATAATGATGTTCCTGTTTGGGATTTTTCAAAAACCTCATTTTTCCATCCATTTTTTTTGTTCCCATTTGCCATATATAAAAGCAAATGTAAGAACGTACAGTGTAAAAATGTGGTTGGGTATATGAAAAACTATTTAGAATGTGTTAAGTTCTTTGATATGCTGACGATAAAAGATGACATGGATCTAAATAGTGCGTTGAAAGAATATTTAGGGAAAAGTTATATCCCTATATGTCGCTTTAGTCGATTGAATAAGAATATAGATTCAATGCAGACCATTATTCAAGGAGTTATTGAAAAACAGAAAAATTTAGATTTAAAACTTAAAACTCCACTTTCGTATTTGATTAGTGAGTTAATTTGCAATATAAATCAACATTCTGATAGTGATTATGGTTATATATATACGCAATATCTGAAACGTGAGAATTGTTTGGATATATGCATTGCTGATGATGGAATAACAATTTATGGAAGTTATGTCAAGTCACAAAAGATGCTTGATAAGATAGGTGACAATGAAGCTGAAGCATTGAAATATGCAAATGAAGGATATTCGACTAAAGATCTTCCCAATGCTGAAAGTAGAGGATTTGGTATATCATCTACTAAAAGTATGATTGTGGAAGGTCTTGGAGGAGCATTCTTTATGTTATCAGGAGGAGCATTTCATAGGCATGATGCATCTGGTGGAAGTGATTATGTAAAATTGCCTGATACTATTAATTGGAATGGCACGATTATACTTATGAGAATACCATTGACAGTTAGTGAAGAATTTGATTATACGAAGTATATAAAATAGGAGGTATTATGAAAGAAATAATTAAGCTTCATGATCTATTAGGATCTGAAATACGCTCACGTTCTAATGCTGAAATTTTACGAGAAAAAATAGCAGAGCATAGTGGTTCTATAATTGATTTAAGCGATGTTTCTTTTATTTCAAGATCATTCGCTGATGAACTATGTATCTTAGTAGAAAAACATATTATTCAATTACACAATGCCAGTGGTGTTGTGCAAAATATGCTATCTGTTGTTTCTGAAAGTAGGAAGAAAAAAAGAGTTAGAAAGACTGATGATACTAAAATAAAAGAATTTGATGATATGGAAAGTTTGACATCTTTTCTGGCTACAATTTGATAAGAATGTATTTCTAGGCATATCTATTGAAAAATATTCACCGAAAACTTAAAAGGCAAATATCAATAAAGTCTTGTTGATTCAAAATAAATCAGAGCGGTAATTCCCAACGGTTTTACCGCTTTTTTTATGTTAACATAATATGAAAGATGATAAGTTGAACATATTGCTTGAGCAATCGGATGATATTCCTCATTGGGTATTCTGCCAACTGCTAGCCATGATACAATGGAACGTTTAGAGAGGTGGATTTGTAAAATGATTCCCTTTGTCGTTTTGATGAAGGTGGCTTTGTTGTGCGGCTAATTGAAGTTTATGGGATATTTGGGATGAACTACCTATCATTTGATTATCCATAGCTTGTTAGTGTGAAGAAAAGGGGACCACCCGATTAAGAATGATCCCCCCCAAAAAAAATGGTTACTTTATATTAGTTGGATTCTTATTTTTAAGTATTTCGACACATCCCTTTATTCCATCATCAAAAATTCCCATTTACTTATTAATCTTACTTTCTAGCAAATCAAATCCTTTTTCCACTTCGGAATTAAGAACTTTCGCATAAACTTGTGTAGTGCGAATGTTTGTGTGTCCAAGCATTTTGGCAACAATTTCAATAGGCACACCATTGTTCAGGGCAAAAACGGCAAAAGTATGTCGTCCCATGTGTGTGGTTATATTCTTATCAATACCTGCGTATTGAGCGACCACCTTTAATGAGACATTATATTTTTGATTGGATATGATAGGTAGCTTATAGTCATACTTCTTCAATATTTCGATTGCCGGAGTAAGAAGCACTATTTTATAATCCTCATTGGTCTTTTTTCTTCTGTCGGATACAATATATTTCCCATTCCTTTCCTCGACATCCTTTTCGAAATTGAATTTCTCAAAATCAGCATACGCAAGTCCAGTGAAGCATTGAAAAAGAAATAAATCACGTATCCGGTCTATTGATGGCATATTAATTTTACAAGTACGGATCATTTTTAGTTCTTCTTCTGTAAGATACTTCCGCTTCTCAAATCTTCCGCGTTCAAAATGCAAACCAACATAAGGGTCTTCATTCAATAAACCGAACTTCATTGCCTCATGCAAATAGCGCTTTAAGCGTTTATGATAGTTATAGATTGTAGGTTGAGAAATCTCCTGTTGATGCAGGAATTCATCGTAAAGCGTTATATTCGCTTTTGTCAGGTCATCCATGTAATTTAGCTTTCCGAACTTTTCTAACGATTGTAGCAAAGTTCTATGCTGTTTTCGCGTGCTTTCCTCAATGTCTGTCCTATCCTCTATTCTTATGCGAACAAAATCAATAAACGAATCCGAATGGTTGGATTTCTCCAAGAACGCGTTAAGTTTTTCAAAGTCGAATTGCTGGTCATTTCTAAACAAATCAAGAATAAAATCATTTAATTTGCTCATCATACCATCAAGCATCGCATTTAATTGGATTGAGTGTACGGAATTAACTACCTTCTTTTTTTCATTCCATTGGTCAGCGTATAGTTTCACTGATGTCCCAATCCATTTCCGTTTACCTTCTGATGTCACTTCAATCTGAACCAGACCTTTTTTGTTTCTTGTGGCGACATGCTTTCTGTCGAACACAAACCTCATTGTTGGATACTTCATACTTTTTGTTTTTTAATGTGAATCACTGGTTGTAATCGAACAGAATCACGATTTTTTTTATGTGTACTGTTAAATAATGCATGTATTGGTTTAATAAATAAAAAACAGCATTTATTCTATTTGGTATCATGTTTTTGGGTATCATTTGATACCTTTGATACTTTATCGGTATCAAAAATAATACGTTTGATGCATTACTGTGCATGATTGTGCACTAATAAACGTTAATAAAAAACGAGTTATAAATGCTTATATTCCAATATATTACATTGTAATTAGCTGATATACAATAAAAAAGGCGATTACCGAAGTAACCGCCTTTAGTGATTCCGCTGCGATTCGAACGCAGGACCCACGCCTTAGAAGGGCGTTGCTCT